GCGGTGCGGGAATGGACGCAAAAACACTCGCGAAAGCGATCGACGACCGCATGCAGTACCATATGCAAAACGCTGTGAATAGCGTCACGAATCAGGAAAAGGGTTAATCATGCCGTTGGGAACCCGCGTTCTGACCATTACCCTTGCAATGCCGCAGGGTAATGTGGTGCTCGACGAATCTCTTGACCTGAAAGTCAAGATTACGAAAGCCGCGCTCGCGCAGCAGCAGCAGTGCGAAGTCGTCGTCACAAATTTGTCGGTGAGTCTTCGCGCGTCCCTTATCACCCAGTTTTCGGCGTGGAACAAGCGCAATATAGAAAACGGGCAACCGAACGCGACCCAACAGAGTTATATCGGCGTGACGGTACAGGCTGGTTATTCTAATCCGGGTCAACAATCTAACGTAATTACGGTGTTCGTCGGTCAGGTCGCGCTCGCCGGTCCTATTGGAGAATTGCCGAATATGGCCGTGAAGATCACGGCTTATTCGCAGCAGATCAACAAGGTCCAGTACATCACACAGATTCCGCCGGGACAAATGACGTTTAAGGCATACGCGGCTTTTATCGCTGCGCAAATGGGCGTCAATCTGGCTTGCCAGACGAGCTATGATGATCAGGTCATTACGAACCCCGGCGCGTCGGTTCATACCGTCGGAGATTTGCTTGTCGACCTTCAGTCATATTACCGCCCTAATGTTGCGGCTTATGTAGACAATAATACCCTGTATGTCAAGGATGTTAATGCGGTCATTGCATCGGCCGGTCAGGTTACGCTTGACGAATTTATTAACATGCCACTTTGGGATGAATGGGGATGCGAATTCGAAGTGCTTTTTAATTCGCAACTCCTTTTGTCGTGCGCGGCAACCCTCGTGTCGACGATGAATCCCAGCCTTAATAACGTTGGATATGTTATTTACGCACTTGAATATAATCTGACTTCTCGCGATACCCCTTTCGATATCAAGGCAAACGGGGCGCCTCCTGCATAATGGCTACCAAGACCAAGACCTTTGAAATGTTCGGCGTGACATATCGAACCCGCCAGTTTGCGGCCGTGCGTGCGCTCGAACTGGCAACTGACGTCGACTCGTCTCCACTCGCAGTCCTTGAATTTACCGACGTGCTCGTTGGCGAAGACTGGGTCGCGCTTGACAGCCGCGAACGGGTGAATCAGTACGTCCTCGATCGAGCCGATGTTCTCGCACCACGCATCGTGCTAAAAGCGCTCCTGAAGACGGTCGGCGATCACTCGTGGTCGATCGCAAGGGGGTGGAAGGGGGTTCGTGTGCCGACGCGATTTACAGCCGATGGGCAGGGTGTAGCGACGCGTGAGTCGGCCTATGTCGATCCGGTTATCGCCGCGCTCCTTGGGGCTGATATGGCGCGTTTGCGCGAGCTTGAGGAATATTACTCGCTCGAAGACGCGCTCAAGATGTTCGACGTTATGGTCGCCAAGGGAGTGAGCGAGGCATTCGCAAATGAGCATGCGCAGAAGGGCCGAAAGTAGATTACTGTTTCGGCCTTAATATAGACGATCGACGCTGTAAAATCGCCCGTAATCGACCTTTTTCGGGCGTGTCTTTTGTCGTCTCTACAGAACAAACCGTTAGCTAATCAACAGCCGGGCGAAAATAGTTTTTTCGCTTCGGGTATGGCTGCACTGTTTAACGCAAACGGTCTGAAGACGAACAAGCTGCTTCCGGCGCAAGTCATCAATTACAACCGAACAACCAACGTCGCGACCGTTCAGCCGCTCGTGATGCTGGTTGACGTGAACGACAACACGCGAGCGCGTAACCAGATTGCCAGCGCGCCGGTTCTGTCGTTGGGCGGCGGCGGCTTTCATATCAACTTCCCTCTGAAAAAGGGCGATTTGGGATGGATTCTCGCGGCGGACAAGGATATTTCGACCTTCCTCGAAAATCTCTCACCGGCCCCGCCAAATTCATATCGAAAGCACCGCTTCGAAGATTCCTGGTTCGTTCCTGACGTCTTTCGAAAGTACACGATTAACGGCGCCGACACCGCGAACATGGTGATTCAGTCGGTCGATGGCACGACGCGGGTCAGTATCGGCGATGGTGTCGTAAACATCACCGCGCCGGGCTCGTGCGCTGTAACCACACCAACGTGGACTCTGAACGGTAACGGAGTGATCACGGGAAATCTTCAGATCGATCAGAACCTGACCGTGACCGGCCTAACCGCAGTAAATGGCGGCTTCACGGCGACCGGAACGAGCGGCGACGAGGTATGCACCCTGCCTGCTTCGACAACCATTGACAGCATCGTCGTCGCAGGGCACGGCCACGAGCAGGACGGCACGAGCGGGCGCACGGCGGGCGGGATGATCACATAATGAGCGCTTCCTACACTTACCTTCTGGATACCGGAACGATTTCGATCGACACGACCGATCTTTTGTCGGACGTCGAAGGGGAATGGACTGGTGCTTTCGGCGCAACCCTGGATACTGACGCGAGCACGCCGCAAGGAACAATGATCGCGAGCGAGACGACGGCGCGTACTTCAGTCATGAAGAATAATGCCGAACTAGCGAACATGCAGAACCCCGGACTAGCGTACGGGACTTTTCTGGACGCGACGTGCTCACTGCTCGGCATTGGTCGCGGCACTAACAAATCGACGGTGGCGCAAGGCGTCGTGGTCGCGGGCGATGCAACGACTGTATGGGCTGCTGGCTCGCGCGTGCAAACGCCAAACGGCGACGCGTTCGCCCTCCTGTCGGCGATCGACATCCCGAACAGCGGGACGGTCTCGGCAACTTTCCAGTCTCAGGCGTTCGGTGCAATACCATTCCCGCTAGGGGCAATGGAGATTATCGACGGTCAGGTTGGCATTGGCTCCGTGACATGCACAACCGGAACGACCGTTACGCCGGGCGCATCACAACTGACCGACCCCCAGCTTAAGAATCAGCGAAATCAGCAACTCGCGGTACAGGGCACAGCAAGCGCTGCTGCCGTCTATGCGAACCTGTTGAACGTTCCGAATGTAACGTCAGTTCAGGTCGTCGAGAACAACACCGGATCGCCGGGCGTCGTCGCGGGCGTGACATTTACCAAGGGTTCAGCACTTTGGGTGTGCGTCGCTGGTACGCCTTCTCCGGCTGCTGTCGCCGCTGCAATGTATGCCTCGCACAATAGCGGATGCCCGTGGGATTTTGGTGCGGCAGGGATGGGTAATCCGGTTCAGAGCCCGAACGGAGTTTTGACGCAAGACCCGGTTACCGGCGTCTCGTATTATGTCCTGTTCACGACGCCCATCATGTACGACGCCTATGTGAACATAACGGTACAGCAGACCCCGCAACAGTCCCCCGGAGCACCGAATATCGCCCAGTCGATTCTGGACTATGCCGATGGTCTGGTTGCGGGCGAGCCGGGCCTTGTCGCGGGCGCCAATGTGAACGCCTTCGAAATGAGCGGCGCCGTGCTTACTGCGTATCCGGGTCTCTATGTCAAGACGTGCCAGGTAGCATGCGTACCGCAAGGCGACGCCGCGCCTTCTTTCCCTGGCGCGTATGTGTACGAGGTTGTTATGACCCGATTCCAGCAGGGCAACTTGCAAATTGGTAATGTGACGGTGAACCTGTCATGAGTATGACGCCCTGGAATCCGTCCCTGACCCGCTCGCTGAAGTGGATGCAAAACAACGCGCCCAACATTCAGTCGATCATCAATGCGAAGCAGACCTGGTACACCAAATACAACACCGCGTTCTGGTCAAACTGGGAAGAGAACGTCTTCGACCTTCAGACGGCAAACGCTTTCGGGCTCGTTGTCTGGTGCATCATTTTGGGCCTTCCACTTGACATCTTTGTTTTCGATCCAATCACGAATGCGTTCGCCTATGGCGCACAACGCGGAAACTTCCTCGACGGTGGCGGCAACGTCGCACCCATTCAGTTTGTCGGCAGTACACTCGCAATCCAGAAAGCCGGAACAACGGTTCCTGCGGCAGACTGGTCGCTTAACATCACCACGGATGAGGTAACGTTCACGACGCCCCCGGCCCTTGGCGCGACCCTGACGTGGACGGCAACAGTAACGCAGCAGAACACCGGTCAGATGATGATCATTCAGCAGCCGCGCGTATTCGGTACGGGCGACGGCACGACGACATCGTTCAGTCTGATCCCATCGGACTCGGAAAATTACAACGAAGTGGGCAACAACTTCTACGGCGGCGGTTCGAATGTCGTCGGCCTATTGAGTGAAATCCGCTACGCGTGCCAGCTTCGATACGTCGCTCTCGTGTCGAACGGTCGGCAGCAGTGGATTAACCAAATGCTGCAATACATTTTCAATGGCGGCGAGCCATGGAACTTCGCGGCCGGGACTTATTTCTACCTGACCGACAATACCCAGGCGGCTCAAAACGTGACGGGAGAATCCCTCACGATTACGGGCTTCGGCGGAACGTTGCCGATGTCTGCCTCGTCGCGCACGAACCTGATATCCACGAACACCGACATCGTCGCGTCGGGGTCGTGGACCGTTGCGAACGCAACCAGGACAACCGAGACAGGGATCGACGGTACGGCCAACGGCGGCGTTCTGGTAACCCCGACGAGCGCGGCTGGCGCCATGACAGGCCCGGCATCAACGGTCGCCCTGAACACGATTTACGTGCTGTCTTGCTATATCGAGCCGGGAACCGCGACACAATCAAAGGTAGCGTGCGGACCGGCGACCGCGACGATTACATGGGGCTCTACGCCGACGATTGCAGTCGCTGGCGGCTCTGCTACGGCTTCCATATCCGCGACCAATACGCCCGGCTGGTACCGTGTTCAGATTTCGTTCAACAGCGGGAACAGTGCGACCGCCGCGACGGTTGTAACGCCCGATCCGACCGGGTCCAACAAGGCCATTACCTTGTCGTATCCGCAGCTTGAACTGGGTACGGTTGGCGGTCTTCTTATCAGAACCAGCGGCACCGTTGAGAGTCAGACCGACTACACGCTAAACGACGTGACCGGCGCCGTTGTGACGTCGTTCGTACCCTCTACCGGCGCGATTCTTTATTGGTCGGGTACGTGGCAATGGGCAACGACGACGGGTCCGCAACAGTTCGGCACGGGCAACGGCTCGAACGTCGATTTCACGCTAACCGCACCCCCCGGCGCAATTCCCGCGCTTACACAGGGTGGTTATATGGAATATCGCGTCGGGTCGAACATGAATCTGTCTTCGCAGTTTCTCGATATCCTCAACAATCCTGCATACGGCATCATGCCGCAGTGCGCCGGTACAGCTTACGCTGTTGTCCAGGAGTCCTAACAAATGGCACTTATCGTCCCGCCGCTTATCCTGACGCCTTTCGCAAATGCGGGCGATCAGACGGTTATTCCGCCGACCGATCCGAACGGATTCGTCAACTTTGCAAACGGCTATACGCCCGATTACGAAATCAATCTTGGCTCGGGCGACCCGCAAGCGAAGGCGGTCGAGCGCGGCATTCAGAACTATCTTTTCAACGCCCTGACGCTGGCCGTGCAGGCATGGCAAACGTCGAACCGTCCGCCATGGTATGCAGGCTTCCCTGGGGGATATGCACAGTACGCCGAAGTAGTTGCGGCTAATGGCTCTGGCGTTCCCGTACCATACCGCTCGCTGGTCGCGGGAAATGTCGCGGCGCCGGGCTCTTCTCCGAACTGGGAATATATCCAGGGTTCGGGCGAGATGATCAAAAACGTTCCAATGCCTTCCGGCGGTCCCGGCGGTCCCGGCGTCATGCTGATTACGCAGGCGACCGACTTCAACACGCTGTTGAGTTCGGGCACGTTTCAGTTTCAGTCGGACGCAATCGTTTCGGGCTCGCCAAATACCCCGTCGAATGGCGGCAACCAGGCTGCAGCCGGGATACTCGAGATCATGTCATGGGTGAACGGCGCGACGACCTATTACACACAGTTCTATCGCGATCGTAATGGCCTTGGATTCATGCGCGGCGGCTCAAACGGATCGTGGACCGCATGGAAGATTTGGGCGAACTCGACACAATACGTCATTGGCGAAATTCGGATGTGGTTCGGCACGGCGACCGAAGCGGCAGTACAGGCCGCTTACGGACCCGGCTGGCACCTGTGCAATGGCCTGAACGGCACGCCGAACTATGCTGGCGTATTCCCGATCGGCGCGGGTCCGACGCTCGCTGCTGGCGCGACCGGGGGCTCTTCTACCGCGACACTGTCGACCGGTAACTTGCCGCAACATAATCACCCGGTCAACGTTAATGATCCCGGTCATACTCATGGCCTGAGTCAAAGCGCACACGCGCACGTCGTTAACGATCCAGGACACGCGCACGCGGTTAGTGACCCCGGCCATGCACACATCGTAAACTCTTCGCCGGGTCTCGGTCAGGGTGCGGCTGGCGGAAATACGGTTCAGCAGCAGAGCGGGAATATGGCGACGGCCGTAAGCGGTACCGGGATAGAGATCTTCGGTAACGGTACCGGCGTATCGGTCGCGGCGAACACGATTCCGATTTCGGTCAATGGCGCGGGTACGAGCATCACGGCGACGTCGGGCAACACCGGAAGCGGTACGGCATTCAGCATCGTTCCGCCGTATCTGGCAGCAGTCTTTGTGATGTATACGGGGGCTTGATGAAGAAATTCTGGCACGGCTTTCGCAAGCGCGACCGCGAGCCGATAGAACACCATGAAAAAAGCCCCGCTAACTTTTTGGCATCGCCAGAGTTAGCGGGGCTGATCGCATCCATCGCCGTGAAGGTGATCGGTTCGACGGTGAAAGACCGCATGTTGCGCGCGGTCCTGACTGCTATTGTTGCGGGACTGGGGGCGTGGTTTGGGTTTTCTTCGTCGACTGACTCTTCGCAACAATATTCGCTGCTGAACATAGCGGTAACGCAGCCGCGTAGCGCGCCTGTCGCAGCGACCCCTGGTTACCCGCGCATGGCGGCTGGCCGTTGATCTTCTGGACGGTCGTATCGAAGTCCCCCTGAATACCCGCGTCGTTCGCGTCGCTATCAACAAAGAACCACGCGGCCGACGACGCGCCCAGTTCGGTCGTTTGCAGTTCTGACGTATCGGTGTTCAACGGTACGTCGATGGCCGCGAAAAAATTCATATACTGCGCACGCCCGGTCAACTGAATCAAACCCTGACCACGATAATTCCAGCCGTCTCCGCTCGATGCCGGGCCGTTCCCCATGCGGTTAGCGTACACATCGTTCGCGATCGCTTGTGGGCCCTGACCAGCGAGTAGCACGGCGAGATTGTTCGGAATCTTGGTGTCTGTTTGCGGGCTCACGGCGTAACGCTGCGGCCATACCTGGGCGAGACGAACCGCCGTGTAGTTCAGGTTCTCCGCAAGGTTCGTCAGGCCCATCGACTCTACACCGACGTTCGCGAGAAACGCAGCGGTGCTTGAAGCGCTGTTGCTGATACCTTGCGCATCGCATGCGGCCTGAATCGCGGCGAGCCATTGCCCGGCAAGTGCCGTCGAAGAGCCGCAGCCAGCAACCAGAATATCGGTTGTAAGTTTCACTGTCATTCTGCCATGTCCTCTTTGCCCCGGATTCCCCGGAAAATGCCATGGCGCGGCCGGTCAATCGTGCCATGCGGGAAGTATTCAAACGATGCAATCTGGCGGTTGTACATCGCGCCGAAATTGTCGAATGCCTCTTTGCGCTCTTTGAAAGAAAGCGACGTCGCCTGAATGTCGAAATCGCCCCACTTCGCGGAATGCACCTTGAACGCGCCAACCATTCCGGTATGCTCGTTAGCGATCATGCCACCTTCAGGCGTGCGTAACTGCTCGACGTAGCCGACGATTTGCGCCTCTTCGGTGATAAAACGTTTCACCTTTAGTCGAAGGTTCTCGTTCAACGTCGAACGACCGAACTTGTAATGCCCTTCAGGGTGCGTAAGCATGACGCCTTCGAAACCGCCCATAATCGAGGACTCTTCGAAGCGGGATAATTCTTCCCGGTTATATATCAGCGTTTGCGGGATAACTTCGATTCGCGCTTCGATCGGGCGTTTGTGCCTGGACTGGATCACCGATACGCGATGCTTAAGCATGCTGAAGCGTGTCGAGAACGTATCGCCCGGCCGCGTACGATCGTCGAACAGGAACAGGCGAAAATCGGGATTGTCGTGCTTCCGTCGAACCGGGCCGCTGGTGTTGTGAAACGCGCGCTTGTCGTTCCATGCTCCGACGATCAGTTCGCCGTCGAGCCCTTCAAGGCTTTCGTGCGACAGGAAATCGCGGACGAAATCATTACCGATCGGAGCGCCGCTCGATGTGCGCGCGATACATTCGTCGACGATGGTCCGGTAACCGTCGAGCTTGACCGACGCGTAATACGGAAACACAAGGGCTTCGTCGACGAAGTCTTCGGCCTTCATGGGCTTTCGCCACTGAAATTCGCTCACGCAGTCACCTTAAGAAAATCGATGTCGTTCAGGAGCAGCCGCGACCAGTTTTCAAGGTCGTCGCCTGAGATGTCCGATACCGGTCGCATACCGATGGTGATCAGTTCCGACTCGCGGCACATGGGCTCAAGATACGCCGGAATGTCGATCGTGAAAACGCAGCCGAAGTGAACCCGGCCGACGGGGTCCGACAGGTCATTGATGATCCCGTGAAAAATCGGCACGAGTGAGTTTCGCTCGAACTCGAATTCTCGCTCGCCGCTTTTAGCCTTTCCGTATCGAGCTTCATCGAACGTGATGGTTATCGACTCGACCGGGTCTTGCGGATCGAGTCTGAACAGGATTTCCTCGTTCATTTCGCGGGCGATCGCATGCGCCGTCGTGGCGACAACATCAATAACGCTGTTGTCGTCGATCCATACATCGGCCAAATCGACGTGACCGCCTACGCCGAACGATTTCTTGCCACCTAGGCGGTCTTCCCCGACTTTTTTGGTGCGCTGGTATTCGAACAGCGTCACGGAGCCGTCCTGAGCGATCCTACGCAGAATCACATAGGGAAGAAACTGCCCGAAGCGTTCGTCGGTTTCGAGTTCGTGACGGCGCCCGATGAAAAGCGACGCGTACGCCGCTTCAAAGAACGACTTCGGATTCATGCTAACGAGCGGGCCTAACTGACCCATTCCGAAGCGTTCTTTGTCGAACGCCAGGATGTGACCGGCGTGTTTGATCATTGCGGCGTCACTCCCGGCAAAGAGCCATTGCACTCTGCTCGATCTTTTGCAATCAGGGCGATGGCTTCGTTGAGGGCGTTGGCGTCGGCGTCGGCGTCGCTGAACCGCTGGGTGAGGTACCAATTAAGGCTTGATACCCCGTCAAGAAGTCCGCCTGAACCGGCTGCGTCAACTCCGCTGGCGCTGGCGGGAGCGCCGGGCACTGTAACGCGGATGATGTGGGGACTGGCGAGGTAGCGCTGCAACTCGCCAGAATAACTAGCAGCGGAAGCCAGAGCGGCATCACGCGCCGATTGAAGATGCTGTGCATTGTCGGTGTACTCCGAATGGATCGACGCCACTTGCGCGGCGAAGTCGGCCGACTGCTTTTTGAGCGCGGCCTGGTTGGCGATAACCTGTGCTTCGGCTGCGGCCTTCTGCGTCTGCACATAGTCGTCGAAAGCGGCCTTTTCCTGCTTATGGCCGTAGTAATACCCGCCGATCGCGAGGGCGAAATCGCAGACCGCAACAGCGATCAGCGCTTTCGCCGCGAGCGATCCGGGTACAAGGTCTGTCAGAATGCTCATTAAGCCTTCTCCTGGCGGTCGACCAGTTCAAAGACGTAATCGACCTGAATTTTTGCGACCGTTGAGACGGGTCCATCATCCAGATTCTCGAATCCGTGATTTTCCGGCTCTGCGCGGCGCTCTTCTTCCCATTCCTCGAACGCCGCGACTAGCTGTTTGCGGGTGAGGGTCCGTTCATTACTCATTTCTGGATTCCTTATAAATCGCTGCGTTGCTTGAATGCGATCGAGCCCGTCACCATCGCAACACCGGAAAGGATCGCACCGAACGCGGTACCGAACGCGATCATGTCGAAATGGTGGTCTGGGCCGGAATAAACACTGTACGCGGTCAGGGCAAGAAAGGATGGAAAACCGGTAAAGACCATGAAGAAGGCTGCAACGCGAGGAAGGTCATAGCTCTGACCGTCGTTCTCGCTGCAGCAGTCGATAAAGACTTTCCGAATGCCCACGATAACGCCTTAAAGTGCCAGGCGGTGACGCAGATTCGACAGTCGAATGTTGTATGACTCGACGCCCGACAACAGGCCGCGAAGGCTGTCGATCACTTGCGGTTGCGGAGGGGGTTCCGTGTCGCCGCACTGGCCAGAGCCGACGACGCCACCGTGCGCAATCGGCAGAAGAGTATTTTCGAGCGCTTCGATTTCCGCGCCGGTCGTAACGAGCGCGTTAAAGATCGATTCGATTTCCGACTGAACGGTGACGCGCGCCGTAGGCAAAGAACACTGTTGCTCTTTGTTTTGGTCGACTCCCGTTGCCGCCGCAGCTTTCGCTGGGGATTTTGATGGCATATTCTTTCCTTTCTTGATGGTGGAACAGGGCACACAAAGCGCCCTGTCGTTCTGCTATGAAACTTGCCCGTCTACTTCTTCATGTTCGCTTATGCAGCGGGCGTAGTCGGTGTAGTCGGCGTGCTAGGTGCTTCTGTCTTCGGATCGACTTCCGCGACGACATCCTTCGCATCCGTCTCGACGTCACCGGCAACGGCTTCCGCCTCACCGACGATTTCTTCCTCGACCTTCTTCACTTCACCGCCGGAAAAGACGCTTTCGACTTCCTTTAGAACCTTTTCCGCGCCTTCTTCGATACTGTTGATAATGGACATTTGCAATACTCCTACAAAGTTTTGATAGACGGGCCATGACAGGCCCGGCCGGTTAGATGCTGCCCAGTGCAGCGGAAAACGTTTAGAAGCCTTCTGCCTGCTTCGGTGCGCCGGTCACATTGCCTTCGCCCGTATCGACCGATTTCGAATAGTCGACGTTCGCTTTACCGGTCGCGACGGCCTTATGGAACTCCTTCGCCTGAACGAAGATTTCGGCGTCCGTCACGAGACCGTCAAGATCGAACTTGGCGGTCGACCAGGTACCTTGATCGTTCTGTTGAACGGTCGTCGTGAGCTTGATGCGATTGGCGTACGTCGCGGGCGTGCCGATCTTGTTGCCGATACTGACCTTCTTGTTCTGCAGCATCGTCATGAGCGTTTTCGACGACTTGATTTGCGTCGACGCCAGCGACAGAATCGCAGCCATGCTCTCGCCGGTATCCGGGTCGATCACGATCACGTAATGGGCGCGCGTGTCCGAGTAGTAATCGGACTTCTTGACATCGAACGTTCCGTCGGCGTTCTTCACGATCAGCTTGCCGTTCACGTTCTCGACCTTGCCGTCGGCGACGATCGAATCCATGTCTTCCGGCGAGATTTCGCCCTTGAAACCGCCCTGATCACCGTCGCGGGAGCCCCAAAGAATGAACGAATGTTTGTACGCCGACTGTACGATGTCGAGCGGCCTCGACTTCACATCGTACAGCTTGCCGGTCAACGTGTTCAGGAACATCCCGGCCTTGGCGCCTGGGATGTGCTTCGGATTGTCCTCGTCGACAACCGGCGACATCTTTTGAAGCAGTTGCAGGAAGGGGATTGCATAAGCGTCCGCGCTCGCACCCTCGAAACCCGCGCCCATGTCCGCAGCGTCCATAAACGACGGCGCGGCGATCGCGGTGCGCTTGACTTCGGCGACAGCCGTCGAAGCAGACGCCAGAACCTCTTGCTTCGCTTCCTGATCGACAGGCCTCGACGCGGTTTTCTTTGCAGTTGCCATAATTTCTGATTCCTTTCTGAAAAATTGTTGGTACAGCGGATTGAATGCTACTTCGACTTTTTCTTTTTGGGAAGCGTTATTTTCGCTTCTTTGTATTCGAACACGCTAAACGTGTCGAGCGGAATGTTATCGCCCGCTTCCATGCGCTCCTTGACATACGACTTCAGCGTTTGCGGGTGAATATTTTCGCCGATGTCTGGTGTAAAACCCTGTTCACGCAAAAGCTTTTCGGCTTTCTTTGCGTTCTCTTCGTCTTCCTTACCAAATGACAGCGTAAGCTCCTTCCTGATAATCCCGTCGTCGCCGCGAGCGCGAACCCAGGCAAGCGCGGCCGGTTTCTTTTCGACGGTCAACGAGCACTTGATATCGGGCTTAATCTTGATTTCCGAACCATCTTCGAGCGTGAAAGACATCATTTTCAGGCGCTGCATAAGGTTCGGAATAGTCCGCGAACGAAGCGTGTCCGCTTCGCCTTTGACCAGCGCGAGCGCTTCGTTCGCGAGCACAACATCGGCGTCTTTGGCGCGCAACTGTTCTGCAAGCTCGATCAGTTTTTCGAGCGCGTCGCCCTGTTCTGCAGCGGTCATGTCGGGCGCGTCGCCCACGCCGAAGATATCATCGGCACTGATCCCCGGCTCATCGTCAAACGTGTCGGGTTGCTGCGGTTGAATATCGCTCATGGGTTGATATCCATAACAATGTAGCGGGTCATCTTCTTATCCCATTTCAACATCTTGAACTGCTTCTGACGACGCAGGATAAGTCCAGAGCAAACGGCGATCAGTGACGGATCACCAATTGCAAGAAAACAGTCCCGGTCCGCGTCGAAGTCTTTCAGTCCATCGCGGATACGACTCGTTAAGCGCGCGAGGTAAATCGGGTTGTCGGTCGGATTCAGGATCGGGGTTAGCGTGCCGAAAACCGTTGCCGTCGAAAGGTCAAAGACAGGCTCGAATCGACCCTTGTCATTGTTGTAACGCTCGACGACTTGCGGTACGAAAACGCGGGGTTCATTCATACATTTCTGATCCTTTCTATAAATTCTCTTAAGGGCTCTTTGGAGTCGCGTACGAGATTCGAACTCGTGTTAACAGGATGAAACCCTGTGATCCTAACCGCTAGATGAACGCGACGACAACCTTTCGGTGAGAGCCCTCACTTTACCCATTCTCGACGAATGTCGCAACCTCTTTTCGATCATTGTCGATCACGATATCGGCGATGTGATCCTTGAACGCCAGGCTCGCGGCAACATCTTCATTGATCGTTCCGCGAGCGATGAAGTCAACGTACAGCACGCTTTCGGTCGTGCCGATACGGTGACAGCGATCCTCGGATTGACCGCGCACGTCGTTGTCGAAATCACACGAGTAGTAAAGCGAGTACGTTGCACGCGTCAGGGTAAGCCCTGCATACGCGGCCTTGTTGCAGACGAACGCGCGGACCCGACCATTCTGGAAATCATCGATTGCAATTTCCCGATCTTCGTCGCTTACGCCGCCGTGATACTCAACATACGATATCCCCTCTGCTTCGAGCGCGACGCAAATCTGTCGAATCTCTTCGCGCCCGATCGCCCACGTAATGAACGATTTGTCTTCGGGGATATCATCGACGACGTCCAGATACTCTCGCATGCGCGGATTGTCTTCAGGCGCCATGATCTCGGGCTTACCGTTGACGTTGATATAGCCGCTGGTACACTGTTGCATCTTGGCGCGCGCGGCGATTGCAACGAACGACTGCGGACCCTCCTGTTGGCTCGCGTATGCCAGTTCGTTTTTCAGTTCGTCATAGACGGCCTGCTGCGCGTCGGTCATGTCGAAATAAACCTTCTTGTAAACCTTTGGCGGAAGGTCCAGACACTCAGACTTGCGTACGCGAAATACATGCGGCGCAATCATCGCCGCGAGCTTGTCGAGGTTTTTGTATTGCTTGCGTTCGACCGTAGCGCCGGTTTCCTCGTCGACGACCTTCTCCGTCGCGACGACCTGTGCGAACGCTGCTTTCGGACCCATCTTGCGAATCAAACCCTGCATTTGGGGCGACTGGGGGTCGAGCAGAACGGCGTATTCGCTCACGAACGCCCGATACGAAGTAGTGCCAAGTAACCCCTCTTTCAGAAAATCGAACTGAGAAAAAAGGTCCATCGGCGCCTTGGTAAGGGGCTTACCCGACAGGATTCGTCGAGCGGTTGCCGCGCGCCCGGCATTAATGATGTTGACGGTCCGCTTCGCCTTTGGATTGCCGATTTTCTTCGATTCGTCGACAACAGCCATTACGCGGAAGCTGTTCATAAATTCCCGGACAACCTCGATCGCTTCAGGTCGCAGCATCGCCTCGAAATTGATCGACAGGATTCGAAGGGTTGGCTCGGTAAAGCGACTTTCCGACGTGTACAGGCGGGCGAGACCCTCTTTCTGTTTTTTCGTCTTGACAGGCCCATTCCATGCGAAAGAAACGCTCGCAACACCAAGGTGTTTAGGAATCTCACGCAGAACCCAGTTCGAGTGAACGCCTTTAGGGGCGAACACAACGACAGCATCGATCTTGTTACCGACGAAGCATCGTTCGCCGTCGGCCAGCGTTACCCATGTCTTTCCCGTTCCCTGCTCCATAAAGAAAGCGAAGTTTCGCTTGCCTTCGCTCGCGTCGAGACCGCGCAACTGGTGTTTCATTCCTTTGGTTTTCATAGTCCATTGTTCCGTAGCTCGTACAGGAATTCGATAATCTGTGTCTTGCCGGTCGCTTTCGCCAGAATTAGCAGTTCGGCGCGCGTCTTATTTTCAATGCGCCATGCCGGATCGAGCAGATAGAACTCCTTATCTTCGACGCGCAGCAGGCAGAACGCGTGACCGTTTTTAAATTTCCATTCACGCATCCAGCCTAGTTGACCGCGCTCGAACGAATTTTTTAGGGGGCAGGTAGTAGGGCGCTTAGGCCATACTTCGAGCGCCTTGTTCTCGCACCATATAACGGTCCCGTAGCTATTTTTCATGATAACGTCGGGCGTGCCGTTGCCTTCCATGTTCTCGACGCGATGCGTCAGAAGTCGACCCCTATCGATAGAGTCGGAGAAATTACTCCACGCGGCGGACTCGCGCTGTTTGTTACCCATTACCTTGACCCTCCTGCGACCGCTCCGCCGCATCGATGATCTTTATTACCAGTTCCATCATGTCGAAGTAACACTGGAAAGCGCCCATCGCCATAAAAACCGCTTCTTTGCTCGCCAGTTCTCGACCCATTTCGACAAATTCTGGGACTGGCGAGTCGAGCGCCATCGCCATAGCGCCGCGTACCGTTTTGAGCGCTTCCGGAATGGCATTTTTGATTACGCGATTCTGGTCTCGCATGAGTTCTGATAGCTTCACTGGGTCCAGTCCTTATCGTCGATGCGAATGATGTTTTTAACAATGAAGACACTGCCGATACGCCATGCTTTTACGAGGTACCATGCGCCTACCGGATCGTTCTTTGCGATCGATGCGCCGTGCGTCATAAATTCTTTCGGGCGCAAACGAACCTTTACAGGGGAGTCAACGCTATCATCGACACAGTGCATGTCTAGAAATTGCGACGCCCCTCGATACTTTTCGGCCTTTCCATTTTCGACGCGACGCTTCTGTCGAACAGGGTCGTTCTCGTCTTCAAGTGATTTCTTTCGAAGCTTGACGATTATAAGACAGTCGTCGCGCTCGCGAACCTCTTTAATTGTGACGATGGGGTTTCCGCTCGTGACGCCGATCGCCGTCGGGTCATCATAGGCCCAGCCCCATCGCGTCCGTGCTTCTGCGATATCGGAGAACTTGACTTCTGCTTTCGCCAGCTTGGCCCGATCTTTCTCTGTGATCATTCCTAGTCGACGCTTCTCGATATACTTCAGCGCGGTAACCGGGCCGTATCCCTTGGCGTTTTGTATGCCGCCCACTAGACGGCCCGCTGCGACCATCCAGTTAGTTTCCGAATAGTCAGGGTCCATCGGTGTGTACGGAACCCCTTCTGCGGCGAGTTCTCGAAGGATTGCATATACCTGTTCGTCGTCCTTGGCGGCGCGCAAGGAAGCCGCTGCATAATCCAGACGGTGATACACCTTCATGTACAGCGTCCAGTACGTGACAAGACCGTAACTCACGCTGTGGGACCGGTTGAAGCCGTACGCGCCGAACGTGCGCATTTGTTGCCATATCTTCGTCGCGTCGTCGCGCGCAACACCTGACGTTTTGGCACATCCATCGACGAACTCTTCGAGTTTTTTATTAAAGTACTCTTCGCCCATCTTCTTGCCCATCGCACGGCGGATCGAGGATGTCTGTTCCCAGTCGAACCCGGCGACGTCCTTCACGATCGACATAATCTGTTCCTGATACACGATAACGCCGTGCGTCGATTCCAGAATGGGTCGAAGCTGCGGAATGTCGTATGTTACGGACTCCTTTCCGTTCGCCCTCCTGATATAGGCGTTCGCCATACCAGACGACATCGGGCCGGGTCGCGCCAGTGATGTGATGTGATCAATCTGGTCGAAACGGTCAATCGTCATTTGGCGCGTGATCGAGCGCACCGCGTCGCCCTCGAACTGAAACAGACCGCCGACCTTATCGTCGTCCAGCATCTTGAAACAGGCCGGATCGACAGGTTCAAGCGCATACAGTTCGTCGTGCGTAACGCAATTGGCGTCGTCGATCACGCCAAGGGTCCGAAGGCCCAGCGCATCAATTTTGAGCAGGTTAAGCTTTTCAGCATCGCGTTTATCGACTTGCGCAATGCCGTCCGCCGTGACGGTCGCATAGTCGCTAATTGGGTCGTTACACACGATGATCCCAGCCGCGTGTACGCTGCTATGCGACGGATGGACTTCGATAGCACTCGCGCAAGCGGCGGCCGATTCAAAGCGTCGACCAAACTCGCGCCCCGCTTCTGTCTGATTAATGGTGTCCTGTACAGCGAAACCATAGCGCGGGTCGCCTTCAGGGTAATCAACAAGCGAGGCTTTAACCTGGTCCGTCGCACTAAACGGGAGCGCAAACTTTTGACGGACTTTTTCAAGCGTCGACAGTCCTTTAAGGAAACTGACGTTTCCAAGCTTAGATACGTTTTGTTCACCGTACTTTTCCTTCAGGTAGTCAAACACCATGTAACGTTTAGTGTCGGCGAAGTCGATGTCGATATCCGGGAAGTCTGAACGACTGATGTCAATGAACCGATAGAAGAGAAGGCCATATTTGATCGGATCAACTTCAGTAATTCTAAGTAGATAGCAAATGAGTGAACCGGCCGACGAGCCGCGCGCCGGGCCAACGAGCATCTTCTTTTTTGCGAAGCGGATAAGGTCCGCCACGCACAGAAAGTAAGAGTCAAACGCTTTCGCCTTGATAATTTCAATTTCGCTATTGAAGCGCGCTTCATATTCAGGTGTCCATTCCTTGATGTGCCCCAGCGCCAGGCGTTCTCGCATGCCCTCGCGCGCTTCTGCGACCATATCGCCTTCGAGTTCGATCAGTGGTGCCTTCTGAAGCTTGACGTCTTTCAATTGATCGGCGATCGCATGTGTGCTATAGACGGCGTCGGTAAATTCCGCGTTCGTCATGATACCGGCATCCTCAACCAGGTATTCATGCAGCGCGCCGACATCCGAAATGATGCGCGGCCCGACAGACTGTCGAACCTCCCATGCGTACGCGTCCGACTCATGCCTGTAGTCGGGCATGTCGTTGTACGATGTAAGCACCATTGGCATGTTGAAACGCCGCGCGTAGCGAACCGCCTTGAGCGCATGCGTGATCGACGCAGGGTTGATATCGACGTAATCGAAGGCGCCGTGCGGTGCGTGGATTGCGCCGCCCATAAACCTGATTAGCCCTTCTCGCGAATGCGCCAGTTCGACAGCAGATACACCGCCGTTGCGTTCGGCTCGCGACGTGATGTTGTACAGCTTACGCGTATCCTTCGCGAGTACCCAGGCGCGCGGCTTGAAGTCGGAACCTTCAGTGATCACCGGGAGTTCGGCGCCGAACATCGGCGTGATACCCGCTTTCTTCATGGCATCTTCGTACTTCACATGGCCCCATGTGCCCGCGTCGACGATACCGGCGGACCCCGTATTGATCGCCTGAAGGCGTTCCGTGACGTCGTCAAGGTGTCCGTATGCCTTCTTGAAGCTGAAGCCGGTACGGACCCGCAATTGGGGGAACTGGATCATTTTGCCTCTACTCGCGTGATTTCTTTCTGCGGAAACTGGATTGCAACCTCGAAACGTCGCGCGCCATCCATAGAAACAAGCGGATCATCGCCCGCACGATCAACGTCGCACACTGCAATTTTTCCGTCCGGCAAAAGCGCCATGATAACGAGCACTTCGAACCCGCCATTTAGATATTGCATACTCATACGGGATCAGCCACCTGACAAAGGACGGTCGACACGTTTTCGTTGTTCGATCCTTCCATAAACTCGACCGAATAGAAAAAGCCTGTCGACAGCGATTCGAGCGCGACGATTTGAACGTTACAGTCGCGGGAGATTTGCGAACACTCGCGCGGCGTAAGTGGAAGCTTCTTTTGCACCGTCATGTAAAGAACCTGCATTATGCGAACACCTCGAAGATACCCAAAAACTTCGCCACGTCGAACAGTTGTAAAACGTCGTCGAGCGCCCTGTGCTTCTGAACGTATTCGCCCTTGACGATTTCGATCAGTTCCTGAAGCTTCATGTTTCGGCCATACTCGAAGAAGCTTTGCTCGACGGTACAAATCTCGATCGTTGTCGATCCGCCGGGCGCGTCAACGTAATAGCCGATGTCGGATAGCTTCAGCCCGGCACGCTCGCAATCGTAGTACAGCATGTCACGGTCGAAGGAAAGGTTATGCGCGATCCGACCGCGCGTCTTCGTGAAGTAGTTGCGAAGGTCTTCGACGTACGACGCGAACGGAGGCTTGTCCTTTAGGTCGGCGTCGGTCAATCCCGTGATCTTCGTAATCACCGCTTCGAGCGCCTGCCCGGGATTACATTTGAACTCAAGCTCTTCGAGCACGCTCACGCCGTCGGTGATGATTCCGCCGAACTCGATAATCTTCGGCTGATCTTCGATCGACGCTTCGGGATGCTTAGTGAGGCCTGTCGTTTCGGTATCGAAGATGCTAAACAGCATGATCGATCCTCATGCGGCGCTTTGCGTCTCGAACGTCACGAGCAATCCGGCTACTCGACATGTCCTTCAAATGGTCATGAGGCGATTGCCCGCGCAGCATGTGAAGGAGGTTTTCTCCGTTCGGGCTCGCGGCAGTAGCACGCTCGTTGTGAAGCTTCACGGCGCGATAATACTGGCGCATGCTGCGGATGCACAGCGGCTTATGAATCGGTGCACCGAAAGAATTGGCGATTGCCGACGGCCTGTTCGGTGTGTATCCCTTGAAAAAATCGCGACGCGCGAGCGCTCGACGTGTACGTTCAGTCATTCTCGGTCTGTTCCAATGAAAGGGCGCGAAACTGCAAGAGTTTCGCATACTCGCCCTCGGTCAGGATATTGATCAGTTCCCAACGATGGACAACCAGAAAGTCATTGACCCCTCTCAAATCCAGTTCGTGACCCGCAACGGTCTTGTCGATGTACTTTCCGATCTTGTCGTGAATCCGCGCCGTCGACATATCCTTCTGACGCTTCAGTTCCTGCAGACGAAGTTGAGTATTGCGCAACTCTTCTTCGCTATCGATAGACCATGCTTTATCTGTCATTCTTTCTATCCTCTTTCTATGTTCGTGCGGTGCGACGGGTTACGGCTGAAGACCAGAGCCGAACCAGAAACGGCCGGGCGGATTTGTCTTGAGCGGTCTTTCTGGCTGTTCCTCCTGAGTGTCTTTACGAGACGAGGAGCAGCCAGTGTACAACATTTCGAGCTAATTCGACAAGGATCGACTATGTCGCGTTCTGGTTGAAAAAGTCTTCGGCGTTCAGTTCGAGCCAGCGCTCCAAAGAGTCGATTGCCTCGGAGATATCCCTGTTTTTGGGCTTCGAGCCGCGACAACCGGCGACAAGAAGTTTCTTGATCGCGTGTCCGATTGCGTTGTCCGTGACGTTGAACAGTTGCAGTACGCGGTAGACGTCGACGTAATCAAGGTGTCGAACGTCCTTGAAATAGTGCGAGTGCTTCCGGTTGCTATAGTCGACTTTTTCCGCGAGTGGGAGCGCCGATGGAATCCCGACATCCTTCATAACGCCCGCGTCGAGCGCGACGCCGAGAGAGCCTATTGAACCGATCGACGCGACGAGTTCGGCAATATTCTTTTCGAACCCGTCGCGCGCAACACTGTTCTCCGCGCCGCTCGTGTTCATTGTTGAAACGTTCACCAAGTCGTTTATTCTGATTTCGGTAGGCAACGGTACGTTCCGAACGGTCTGAATCGATGGTACGTGCAGGCCGGTCGGAACCAGCGGTTGATCGCTCGACGCCTTCTGGTCGTCGCCGTCGCCTTCATACGGGACGAACTCACCGTTCTCGTTCAGGATGGTCGATTCGAATCCGGCTTCGCGATAGACTTCAACAACGTCCCGACGGTTGTCGTATGCCGCGACGACTTTCATTCCCTTCTGTTGGCAGAACGAATTATTCAGGTATGCGGCAAACTCTCGCTTCACTTCGACGACCGGGCGTTGGTCTTCGTCGGCGCGCATGAGGATGGAAAAGTCGGTAACCGGCTCGATACGGAAATTCCGGCTAATCCATGCGGCGGTCGATTCCGCCTCTTTCGCATAGCGACCGGTCGCGAAAACGATGAAATCGCCGTTAGCGATGTGATTCATGAGAATGGCCGAACCGAAATGCAACGGTGGATCGTCGCTTGCGCCAGCGTGATAGTGCGCGAAGTGTTCGGGTTGATTGGCACCTTCCGGTACGCGAGCCCGGCGCCAGCGATCGTCACTGATACAGCCGTCGATGTTAATCACGACGATACGACCGGACATTTCGCGCTTGATTGGTTGATTCATGAGGATTCCTTGATTGTTACGATTCGCGACGATTTACAGGCGCACGTACATGTACGAGATATGGCCGACGATATGCGCAACAGCCTCGCTGTAGCGATCGGCGTTGTACTTGTCGATCGCAGTAATCGCTGCTTCTCGTAACTCTTCCGACATAAACGATGTGGTGTGCGAGCCTACCGGGATCAGGCGCGGCGGAGACTTGCGATTGCCGTTGGTCGTCGTTGCGTTAAGGGTTGTGATTAGTAGTGAGAACATTATTTATCCTGGTAGTAATGTTAAAATTGATGATCGATATTATTTCGTGCTATGACTAGAATTCTCCCGGCGCCACCTGAAAGCACGTAACGCCTTCGCCGCGCCACATCTTTACGACCTTGTCTCGATCGTCGAAAACGGCGGTCAGGCGTTGACGCTGCGACGGCTGAAGCTGGTTGAGCCATTTGCGCTTAAGCTGCTCGTCGGGCGTGTAGTCGCCGGTTGGGCGCATCCTGAGCATTTGCGCGAGCATATGGCCGTGAATGTTCAGGACACGCGACAGCCATTGAATCGACTTATCCTGAACGCTATCCTCGCGACCCGACCAGATCATGAGTTCGGCGCCGATCGTGTAAAGCTGGTTGAATGTGCGCACGACCGGCATGTTCGGCACGTCCAGGTGGCACGCGTCATAGAACGCGGACCAATCCGGCTTGAAATTGGGGTCTTGCTGATACACCATCCCGTCGATCGTCTTGTACTTGCGCGGGTGATTCGGGTCATGGATCGAGTGCGTATTCGCGGCGTCACCGACGAAAATATACGGCGCCTCGACAAGCGGTCGTCGGTGATCGATCAGGGCCAATGTCCCGTCAAGATCGAAGATGTAAAGCGGTCGGTCATTAGCTTGCACGATGATCCTTTATGATTTCTGATTTGGGGAATTCAGGTCGGTCTCGGTTGGAGCGGCGCTGTTCAACTTCAAAATCCTGATTGCAAATACGGTTACGACCGTCTCCGACGAGCCAAGGGTAGGGCGGGTAAAAATCGACAGCGCCGGGCGCGCGATGCTGAACCGTAAAGGTTCTTACATATCTCGATACCGTCGACAGTTCTCTACGCTCGACGAACTCAAGCCAGCGCCATTCCCCATCGGCAACCCTGACAGGAAACAGGGCGAACGTACGGCGCCACGACTCACGAGCGACCTTGGCTTCTGCAATCGTGAGAGTCTTGATTCTCATAAGGATTCCTTACGTTTTAAATACGTACTCGATATGGCCGAACTCTTCGAGGCGAACCAGGTGCTGTCGAATCTTGGCGCCGTACAGGAAGGGCGAGCACTTCTTGTGAAGCTCGTCGATATCGATCGATTGCCCTTCGGCAAGGTGCTCGCGCATCCATCGCACGATCATGGCCCGCGTCGAGTAAGGGTGAAGCTTGGTAATACCCCTGCTAGTCCAGAATACGCCAATCGCTCCGCGTCGACGGCGGTTACCTTCTATGTTTCGGTCGTGACGGTCACGAATGGCCTGGTCGCGTTCTTTGGCTTTCTTGATCAGGTTTGATCGACGTTCTTCGGCATCCTTCTTTCTGTTCTCTTCACGCATGCGTCGAATTTCTTCGAGCGCTTCGAGCTTGCGCGCCTTTTGCTCGTCGATCATGATCAACCCCAATAGATTACATTGGGTCGAATTGTAAACTAATCCGGCGTAACGTGTAAAGCGACACTTGTCGAGTTACGTTGGTGTTTCTCGCTGCACGATCGAGACGATTTCGATCCAGTCATTATTCGTCAGTTCGTAAACATGCTGCTCGGCGCCGAAGACCCAAACATTTGCCATATGCGCGCGAATTTTCTTGACGATCGCCAGCCGATCACCATGGCGATTCGCGTCGACAGGGTTCGAGAACGGTGTTTCGTCCGGGTCGTTGTCCGCGTGATAGCGGATCGTGGCGATAATTTTCACGAGAACACTCCAAACGCACACAGGATCAGCAGTACGCCCATGATGGGATGATCGCACGAGACGAGCACGCAACCGCCGATGAAAACGATAACCGACATAGGTTAAATTCCCTCGAAAAATTCCTGCATAGAAATCAGGATCAGCACAAGGCCGATCAGTACGTTATGGCCGATGATCAGTAGTACGCCGCCAACCAGCAACAGGCAATCGAACACAGACGGCGGTCGGTAGCGTCGACGCATATCAGATAAACCCGCCCGCGTAGCACAGTAGAACGATACCGACGAACACGGGCGCGGCCGTGAACCTGCTTACGAGCAACACGCCAGCGGTAAAGGCGAGAACGTGAAGGAAGTCCATTCAGAAACCGACCTTCTCACCGTAAGGCGTGCTAACCAGTTCGCCATACGGGATTTCAGCGACGTTGCCATTGGGCCATGCAATCTCGATCATGTTCTGTGGCCCATTCGACCAGCAACCGCGCATGAAATGGTTGGGGTTTCCGTCGACAAACACCGCTTCGCGACCGCGCCCGTTGCACGCGAAATCGGTCAGGGTCATGCGCTGGCGATGCCCTTCGACCGACTGCTCATAATCGGCGAGAACGTGCGGCTCGAACACCGGCGCGGGCTGGCATGCGTAGGGTCCGCAAACGGTATGGGCCTGTGTCGGGCGCGCGACGACCATTACAGCCGCGAACAACATAACGATTACTAGCACTTCTGAGAGGGTGAACTTTTTCATGATCTATTCCTTTCTGTGTTGGGTCGATTCTATTGACGAAGCTTATCGACAATCGTCGAGAAAGTAACTAGAGGATTTACTCTAGCCGCGCAGCTAAACGACAGGTGATGAATCAGGTACGGCAACAGCTTGAATAGCACCAGGTACCAGCAGCCGAACGAGAACGCAAACACAGCACAAATAAATGCGATGCCAGCGGTAATGTTTGCCGTTTCCGGGTTTACCTTGAGAAATTTTAGCGACACTTTCATTCCTTGAATAGCGGCCCGAAGAGGGTTCTGTTCTACACTTCGGGCCGTGCTGGGTTGATCAAGAATCGTCAGTACAGACTATGGCCGATACCAGCGAAGATTCTTCGCAGCCCGTGTAGCCTTTGTGTAGCCCAACTTGGCGTAATCACCCATGCGCTCTTCGATCACGAGTACGCGATCCCACTCAGAACCTTGGGCCTTGTGTGCCGTGCAGCAATACCCGAACTGGAATCCACCGGGCGCCTTGAGCGCTTCCTTGGCAACCGCGTCGTCCGCGTCGAACGATAGGGGGTTGAACTTTACCGTACGCTCACGGCCGTCGGTGAGCGAGCGCAGTGTAAGCATTAGCATTTGCGGCGCGTCGCCCTCGGCGCACTCTTCCGTGTCGGGCTCACGATACCCCAGCACGATCCCCTGCTCACCATTCATGAAATTCTTGCCATGCTGATTAAACCAGCACATTACCTTTTCTCCCACTTGCGGCGTGGGGCCGTCAAATCCAAGCGCCTTCCTGATGTCGGTGTTGATGCCGACGCGAGTCGAATTGTACGAACACAGGATTTGGGCGTTCTCGTCGACGTGCGCCAGAAGATCGGCGATTGGCGGCATACCGGCGCGCACCTGGACGTCGTCATACTCGCGACACGGCAACTGTTTGCCTTCGCTCAGAAACATCGCAGCCCGGATAATGTTCGACAATGGCTTGGGCTGGCCGTTTTCATCTACCTGGCGCATGGTCTCGGTCAGGGTGTAATCGGCATCCTGATGCGTCACGCACGGCGTACCCTTGACCGGCGGTACCTGCTTCAGGTCACCCAGTTGCAGGATGGGAATACCGCGACGCCTGACAGTACCAAAGTCGTATGCGGTGATCATCGAAATCTCATCACACACCACGAGCGACGGATTCTCGTCGTGCTTCACCTTCTCCATAAATTGCGGGTCGCCCTCTTCGTCTTCACCCAGCACGCGATAAACGAACTGGTGAAGCGTACCGGCGCCCGCACATCCTTTCTGACGCAGCCGCGACGCAGCCTTACCCGTCGGCGCAATGAACTTGACGCGGTACAGCATCGACTCGCCACCCATGCACTCGATCGCAGCAGCCTTCGCGACCGACGTCTTGCCCGTGCCCGCGTCGCCGTTCAGGAAGAAACACTGCTTCGTCGTGCGCCCCAATACGTAATCGCTATACCACTTCTTTATCAGGCGGATTGCTTCTAGCTGGCCTTCGTTGAACGAAAAGGTCTTGCCGGGCACGTCGCTCATATTTGACATTTCTAAGCCTTTCTTTTGGTGTTCACCGCAACAAGCGGACCCGGCGCACACCGGGCATATGGATAGTAGTCGAGAACCGTCGAGATTTCAACCGGTAAAAGTTGGGGAATTTTTCACAACTATGTATTGCTTACCGAAAAGCGGTAGCGTAAGATCGCCACTTGTCGACGAAAGACTAGAAAGGGACCAGAAATTGAACTTGCGTGAACAGGTAGCCATGGCCGAAGAGTTTCTTCGAGAACTCGGTAGGGGCATACCCGAAGAAGAGCGGGTGATGGTTGGTTATGCCAGGGAAGCAACGGTACAGGTCGACGCGGACGGCAAGAAACTGAATGCCGGATGGTGGCCGGTCGCGTGGTCAGACGGCAAGTACATCAATGGGAACGACAACTGCTATGCGTGCATTTCATCGTCCATCAAAACACCCAACCCGCGCACCGGACAAATGCGCTACTGGCGCGGCGAACAGTCTTTCGGCCATGGGCTTGCACTCATGGTTGACGATGTCGGCACAGGCACTGGGTCCAAAGGCGGACTCGGACTTGACGATATTCGACGAGTACTTGAGCCTACTGCCATCGTTGAGACTTCCCCCAACAACTATCAATGCTGGTACTTCCTGGATGAGCCTTGCGCCGACATGGTTCAGTTTAAAGCGTTCCTTACCGGATTCGTCGCGGGAGTACTTGTCAAAAAGGGCGGAGACACCACGATTCGAGACGTCTCGCGCTATGGCCGGATGCCCGTGGGGATCAATAACAAACGTAAGCCTGATGGAACCCTTAAGTATCCCTTATCAAATGACACCGGAGCAGCGGGAGAAAATCCGTATCGAGCTCGACTGGTTTGTGCAGACTATGCGAGACGGTATGGAATTGCTCATATCGCAGCACGCTTTGGATTTTCAGTGGTCAAGCCCGTCGCAAAGGTCCGAAGCGAATCTGAACTCGCCAACGCCGATATCGACGACTGGTTCAATCACTATTGGCTGAAGCTGGCCGTCAAAATCCTTGACGACATGCAAATGGGTGAGGGCTCGAACGGAGCCGTCGTCCAGAACATGAGCGGCAAGTACCGCATTCAATGCCCGTGGGGAGACGAGCACTCTAACGGCGATACCGGAGGCGCCTACTTCCGCGATCGCATTCCCGGCGCCGAATACGACTACGTGTTCGGTTGCGCGCATGACACCTGTCGCAAGACCAACAAACGCACCTGGTCGACATTTGTCGATTACATCGTGATACGTTACATCACCGACCTGCTGGAAATCCGCAACCGCCAGCAACAGGACTTTGCATTATCTGAATATTCGGAGATTGTCAAATGATTGATAAAGAAAGGATTATGGACGCCAGGTCGATCGAATGGTATGTCGTGCGGAAGTCACGGAATGACGGCGAAACGGGAAAGGTGATTGACTGCGTCAAGGCGTCTTCGATCGACGTCGCGTTCGAATATGCAATGGGTCGTTGGGCGAACTGCGTCGAGCGCTCACATGATGCCTCCGCAAACAATCCGCAAGCGTGGTGTCTGTCGGTGTGGCCGATGAAACCGGCGCGCGAAGTGTCGTTCAAGATCGTGCAGCCGACCAAAGAGGAAGTCGCAAAGTTCGCGGCCGGGCTCGAAGCGCCGCAGTATGTGAGTTATTCGTTTGACGCGAGGATTTGAGGGGATGGGTCTCCCGGCAAAATGGACCTTCGAAAGGTGCAAGTCAGAAGCGGCGAAGTATCGGACGCGGTACGAATTTCAGAAGGGGTCAGGTGGTACATACCAAGCCGCTTTTCGAAATAGGTGGATTGATGAAATCTGCGCTCATATGGAAAAGGTCCGTACGGCGTGGACCTTCGAAAGGTGCAAGTCAGAAGCTAAGGGGTATCGGACGCGGTACGAATTTCAGAAGGGGTCAAGTGGTATATACCAAGCCGCGCGGAATAATGGTTGGCTTGACGAGATATGCGCTCATATGGAAAAGGTCCGTACGACATGGACATTAGAAACGTGCAGGTTGGAAGCTAAGGGGTGTAGGACTCGGAACGAATTTAAGAAGGGGTCAATGAGTGCGTACGACGCTGCGTGGAGAAATAGGTGGCTTGACGAGATATGCGTCCATATGGAGCGCGGTACGGGAGGGTTCAATCCAGACATTCCAGGGTTCCTGTACTCTCGTGAATTCCTGAGTGAAGGTGGGATTATTCGTCCTGGAAATTTCAAGATTGGAATTACTAACTTCGAACCGGCAAATAGAGCCTCTCAATTCGGTGCGATCGAAGGATTATCTATGCCGCTTCGATCGCTTGTTCATTTCGAAGATGGTCGACTATGCGCCGACGTGGAGCGGAGAATCAAGCGTTTATATAAATCCGACCGTTACGAAATCGACTTCGATGGGCCGCATCTTATCGACAGCGGAATGACTGAAGTTTTCACCCGTAACGTGTTTTTGGGGTGGCTCGAATCTCCGAATAGTAAATCGGTAATAAGTACTTCCGGCGTCACCGTTGTAATGAACGAGGGTAAGTACTTAACGGGAAGTGATATAGGAATCGAAGAAATTCACGGTCGAGATTTGCTTCGTGAAATCTCTAAGACATTCGAGAACGGTCGACAAACATTGAAAATGACAGGATTACTGTCTGAAAGAATCGGAGCGTAGTCGATATGGCACGAAAAATTACCAAACCTAGCGAAGTCGAAGAGGACAACCAGACGATCGACATGTTCGAACTGGAAGCGCAGGGCTATGCAGAGCAGGCCGAAGAGGTGGCGACCGAACAGAAGGCCGCGCGCGTCGTTGCATACCGGGAAAAAGAGCAACGGGTCGAGGAAGCCGTCAAGATTGAATCACTGGTGGAGCGCGGCAAGGAAATCGCCGATGTTATCCAGTTCGCGGACATCAAAAAGGTTCGCATGGGCGACATGTTTATCGCCATGCCGGAACCGACCGATACGAACAAGCGCATCGTGCTCGACTACCTGTTCAAGGGTACCGGCCAGCGCCCGCACTTCGACGAGTTTCGCGGCCGGATCGTCGATCACAAGGGTGTCATCATGGATGATTTTTATGATGGTACCGACTATCTGGACGCTTACAATGCTGTAGGGTTGCGTAAGCTGGAACTCGACAAGGTCATCAAGGCCGTGCGCCAGTACGCGCTGCGGAATCGCCAGAATGACCTGAAGGTCAGGCTTGAGAAGCTGATCCCGGAATGGGATGGGGTTGATCGCATGCAGACGGCCCTGATCGATATGTTCGACAGCCAGACAACGCCGCTCAACAAGGAGTTCGGCTTCTACTTCTGGCTGTCTCTTTATTGTCGCTGCATGTTTCCCGGCGAAGAAGCGCCGATCGTCCTGACGCTGATCGGTTCGCAAGGGTGCGGTAAATCCTACTTCGGAAAGCTGTTGACGCGCATCGTGACGGGCGATCCTGAGTCGGATAGCGTTCAGCTTAATCTCGACGGCAACAAGGTCGATTTCCTTCGTGAAATCACGGGTCAGTCGGTGATAGCCTCGGTCGGCGAAATGAGCGGCTTCTCAAAATCCGACCTGAATCGCATGAAAGACACCATCACACGTACGCATGACAAGTTCTCGTACAAGTTCGAGGGCGTCATTCATCAACCGCGCCAGTGGATTACGATCATGGATGCGAACAAGTACGAGGGTCTGTTACGGGACGACACCGGCAATCGTCGCTTTTACCCGATGTTCTGTGGCCAGTTGCCCGACGTCGCCGGTAAGCAGCAATGGAAGCAGGATTTCAAGGCCGACTTTTCCCTTGTGCGCGAAAACCTCTGGCAGATCATGGCAGAAGCCCGCGCATGGATCGAGTCGAACGGCATCGACGAGTACCGCGACATGGTTCGACGGGTGTCGAAGAGGGTATTTGACTTCAGCATCACGGAAATGTCTCAGGATAGAGGCACGATCAACGACGATGTGTTTGACATCTACCTGGTTGAAATGCTGAAGCAGTTTCCCGGCAAGTTCGTATGGATTCGTAAGGTAGGCGGTCACCGCTGTATTGGGGTCAAGACCAGCGAGTTCAAGATGTTTTTTCAGGATACGCTTAAACACGTCAAACCGTTCTGGAAACACCTTCGGCCAAAGATGCTCGCGCTTGGCGCGAAAGAGCACCTGTTCACGGGCGGCTATGCCGGGTATCTGTTTAGCCAGTTTACGGACGTCAAGTCGTTCGATGAAGAAGTAGGGAATATGAAAGATTTCGAGGGGGACGGTCATGTCGACTCCGCGACCGGTACGCCCCGGAAAGCCAAGGTTACGGGATTCTAGTCTATGTGCGGCGTGTATGTGGTCAGGTCGCCTTCGGGCGGCTTTTCCATTGGAAGCACTGCGCGAACCTTCCACTGTCGCTTCTATGGGTATAGGAACGCCCTGTCTGCTGCCCGGCGTCGGAAGGTCACACCTGAGAGCCGCGAAGCCATGGCAAAGGCGTGACGTCGAGTGAATAGCTAAGGAAATACTTGAGGATGTCCGCGCAGGTTGTTGAATATACTGGACATTGCCGCGAATAGTTGTGACTTTGATAGTTGGCAAGTTAGTTGGAGTGGAAGTTAAAAATACCGCCCAAAGCATATGGGTGTGTAATGTATATATATATATATATAGATCATACAATTATATATATATACAACTATCAACCGCAATCCGTTTGCTGGCTTGGACTTTCGAAAGTTGAACGGATAGTTGAGAGAGTCAAGAGTGCTGGATATCCCAACTAGACCGTAAAGTGACAAGCGACACTTGTCATATTCTTTCAATACGCCTGCACACTGAAAGATCGATAGAATTCATTATGTCAACTGTGTAAGGAACGTAATTTGCTATCAAATCAAACACTTGCGGCAAACTGAAAGGCTATATTGTTTTGCAGTAATGCAATCGTCAGTTTTCTACCGCTGCATAGCCGTATCGAACTTTTTAGCTTGACAAGCGCCCAATGTCGGTATAATCGAATCCTATCGAATCTCGACGATCCTCGCGGCCATGACCGAACGCCCAAAGACGCCCAAGCAGCCCGGAAAGAACGCCAGTACGAGCGCAGCGGCTAAACGCATCACGCCAGCCAAGCCCAAGGCACCGAACCGCATAAAGCCGGTCAATCCCGCACTGGATACGCACGAAGAGCGTTTGAAGGTCGCGGCTAAGTCTGCAGCCCGGACAAAGCGTGAATCCCGCATGCCCGACAAGAAGCCGGATAACTGGGAAGTCCACGACACGCGCTCGCCGGGAGAATTCGAAGCTGCGGTCAAGGCGCTTAACGATTCGACTCGCGGCGATGTCGCCAAAAACCTCGACGAATGGATGGACGAGAACCGCGAGCGCGATATCGTCACGAGTGAGGTGCAGCCCGCCAGAGCCTTTCGCGATCAGGGGTTTGCCAACGACAATATCGGACTGATCAGCGACTACGCCGACTACCGCGTGATGGGTTGGAATCCAGAGCGGGCATTCATCCGCGTCTTTGGCACCGACTACGGCGACATGCACCTGTTCGCGCGCATCGAAGCGCTTGAGCACAACATCGTCTATCGCCAGGTGTTCGCCAAGCGCTTCGGCGCCACGCCGCTTTCGCGCATGTTTTCGGTCAAGCACGCCATTTGGCATTGGTTGTCGCTGCTCAACAATCCGTTTGTGCGCGAGACCGTTCGCGCCAAGGCTATCGATTCGCTTCAGGTGATCTACGGAATTACGGTCGTCGACGAGGCGGGAACGACGAAGGCAACGAAGTCGCTCGACGATTTCTATCGCGACGAACTGGACCGCGATCCGGGTTCGAGCGAGGGCAATCCGCAAGCTTTCAAACACCCTTCGCCTGGTTCGCCAGAAGCGATCGCGTTCGAGGCGAAAATGAGAGGCGAAACACCTTCTGAAAATGCCAGCTAAATCGCGTTAGCACGGCATCCTTTCCGTTCGTGATGTTCTACTAAGGATAGGGTAGCCAAAATTCCCAACGGCCCGTCTAAAGGGCTCTAATCAATTGTAAGGAAAATGATATGTCCGACGTCCAATCAACCGAAGCCGATGTAACCGAGTCGCAAGCAGTCCAGGCAGCATTGACCGCTGCAAACGAAGCTCAAGCTGCAGTTGCGTCGATCGCAACGCCGGGTAACGATCCGCTTGAAGTGAAGCCTATCGGCGCTACAGAACCTGTGACCGCTGTCGAGCCGCAAGTGATCGGCGCAACCATCACGTCAACCGAACCGGCGCAAGGCGTGATCAACGTCGAAGTCGAGCACACGGGCGAATCGTTTGGCGAACAGCATGTCGAATTGAAGGTTCCGGTCGTCGACCACGCAATCGTGGGCGAAGGCGTGAAGACCGAACCTGAAGGCGAGTTGCGCACGACCAAAAGCCCGTCGGTAATGGACGAGGCGAAGGCAGAAATCAAGGCCAAGGCGAACTCGGGCGCGGCACTCACCGAACAGCGTCAAGCGTTCAAGGTGGGCGGTTCGCAAGCCGGTAACGCGATGGACACGATGCATGGTAGCGTGAACTCGACCTGGCCGACGAAGCCCCGATAACCGTCGACTTTATGCGCATAAACTTTGCGCGAGTCTGAAAGCACAAAAGCCCGTCGCGTCATAAGCGCTTCGGGCCTTTCTCTTTGTGCCGTCGGATTCACACGCTCGAACGCAGCGCTCTTTGCGCGTCGCCTGATCGGTACTGGAAACCCGCGACGCGCCGTGATCTTTAATCCGCAATGATCGCGACGAAGTTTTTCGCCTGCTCGTGATAATACATTTGAGTCATATGGTTCAGCGCCTTGTCGCGCGCAGCTTTCTTACATTCGTCCGCAGCAACCCAAGCCAGAACGTCGGCACGGCCCTGATTGAACTCGCGCCCAACCGAAGTGAACACGAAAGCGTCATACGCCTCTACCGCTTTATCTGCAACGAGGTATTGGGCTTGTGACATGATTTCTATTCCTTTCTATCCGGTCGCGGCTCCGTGCTGCAACCCATGACCGAATCATATCGACGTTTCTCGACGTCGCAAACAGAAAAATTAGAGCGATCCCTCTAAAAGCAAATCGCCCGCGCCAGTAGATTAACGGTCTACGTCCAGCGCGGGCGATTCTTCTATCGGCGTCAGATTGTCGTCGGCGGTCAACCGTCGTGCGTGACGATCGAACCGCGATCACCTAGCCATAATCAAGTTGACCCGGCCGGGTATTGCGACGCGTCGACTTTTGTCGATCGATCAGCGGTTGGCGCCAAGCCATTCCCACGCACGGGAGCGACACAAGCGCGAAAAGGATTCGAAGAATATGCATGTCGATGATTCTAACTGGCCCGATTAAAAAGCGCCACGTACGAAGACAGCTTAAGGGCAAACGCGCTCTCGCGGTCGACGCAAGGCTTATGGTCGTTCACCGCTTCAAGTTCCCAATCGAACACGGTCATCCGGCGACCCTTGTTCGTATACATTTGGTATCTTCGGCCCGCCTCTGATGTGTAGTCTCCCATACTCGGATGGTGGATCGTAAGCCACAAATTAAACTGCCTTTCAGACCAGGTCGCCGGGTCATCCGTAGAAGGCTCCATGAGTTCGGCGATGTCCTTCTCGTCGACGTACCGCGTGAGCGCGTCGCCATTGCGCATCGTGACGACGATCGACAGCGTCAGAGGAAACCCCTCGACCTTGGCGACGTCGACCGGATTGACGTGCGCGTATCCGCTTACGTGGACGAGGCTCATTCAAGCCAATCCATCATGATGCCCAGCAGCTTAGAACGGGAGATTCTATTTCCGTTAAGACTGAAAAACAGTCGCCGGCCGACGTACTGCCCGTTTCGGTAGACGGTACCCGACAGGTAGCACTCGACTACCTCGCGGCTAAACCCTAGCCTGTGGTTGCGCTTCAGCGTGATACGCGCACGACCATTTAACTTTGCCCGCTCAACCAGCGCAGCGATACGTTCGGCCGCATTCATTTTCTTTCGTGCCATGATGCTTACCTCAAAGTTTATGCGCATAAAGTCGCGCGGTTTTACATGCGAATGAAAGACTTAAGCCAAGCGGTGATCGCGTCGACCGTCTCTTTTGGTACGGTGAAACGACCGCCGTAAATCCATGCTCGCTCGACGGGTCGCGGTCGTTTCTTCAGGTGGCGTATTTTCACCCGAACACGATCTTGCCGTACACGCCAGCCTGGACGATCAGGTCCATGTCTTCGATATCGACGTGCGATAGGTCGTTTGTCGCGACGAACTTCGCGATGTTGCCGATCGCGTCGACGTTCACTTCGCACGAGCCCGACAGAATGCGATTGATACCGCATGCGACAGTCGCCAGGTCGACGCGGTGCGTTTGCGGACCTTCAGCACTCAATGGCTCTTGTTCGGTGAGCACGAAGAGCAACGGCAATTGGTGCGGCTCCGGCGCCTCGTCGACCGCCCAATATCCGACGCCGCTGTCGATCAGTTCGAGAATACCGCCGATCATTTCCAAGTCCCATACGCGATCGAACGGGAGCATGCGGAAGGTCATTTGCTTGAACGGCTCGATAATCAGGGTTTTCATGTTCTATTCCTTTCTGTTAAGCGAAGAGTTTATACGCATAAACCCGACTCGCGCCGGGCTCGCTTGATTTTACAGCTTGAACGGAAGGTGATACGTCGCGAAGCCGTCGGCGTCAATCTCGCGCAAGCCCTCGACGACTTCAATCGCTGCGAACGACAGGTACGAATCGAAGTGGTAATCGTGCTCGATCATGCCGGTACGCGTCTCGTTCGATTCCATCCAGGAGACGTACACACGGCCGGAAGTGGGCGCCTTGACGACGTCGGTTAGCTCGACGGTCTTGTGTGCGGAGAAAACCAGCCTGTCGCCAATCTTCAGGTCTTGCGCGCGGATTTGGATGGTCGCCATGATCTTTCTGTTCCTTTCTAGGCCCGGTCTTCGTCGACCGCAAGCGAATAATATCGAAAAGTGTCGACATGCGTCTAGCGGAGAATTAGAGGAAAGGCTCTAACGCGATCGGCATATCTCACTCGTAACCAGGCCCTTAGCATGTTCGAGCTTGTCTGAAGCCTCCTGCATGAGCGACCGCACCTTCGATATTACATGAGCATCGCCGATCGGCGGAAACGTCGCATTGAACGCCTCGGCGATATCGACGTAGGCCTTTTACAGATGGACGCTTAGGTCTTCTAACGGATGGTTCAAGACTTACCCCACTTCGCATCGTCGTTGATGCATTCTTCGGCCCATTCATCAAGAGCTTTCAGTTCCAGACGCAAGCGTGCGCGTAACCGGCGACGCTTCAGGATCATGTTCAGTACGGCGCGTACGTGATCCTCGTCCATGTCAGACACGGCGATCCGGCGACCGTCTAGCGTCATCCACTCTTCGGGAAACTTCTTCGTCACGACAGTCACAATCAACCTCCTCCGGGAACGCGTGCGATTAACGCCTTAAGGCACTCTACCATTGAATGATACGCTGAAGTACAGACCATTCTCGACAAAGTCGATGCGTATAAACGAAGGGCGTTTCACTACTTACTCGAAGGCAAAATAGAAAGGGCGGATTGCAGACGATCAATCAGGTCGAGCGCTTCGACATCGGTCATGTGGTACTTCAAAGAACCGTCTTTAACGTCGGTTCCGAACGCAAGTTCAACCTCGACGAAAGGCGTATCGCAGTCTTCCCGATGCGCGGTCACTCTGAATCCTTTGTGCTTGAACATAGACCATTGTCGCGATGCGCGGACTTCCTTGCGCTCGCCGTCGAGTAGTAGCTTCATTTGTTTGCGACCCTGTTCTGAAAGTTCCACGGCGCCCATTCGTCCAGAGGCAGTTCTTTTTCTTCGATAAGGCGACCGGCCCATTTATCGAACACGGCTTCGCCGACGGTTGGATAGCGACGGCCGTGTGCAACGGAAGGCGAGTCGTACTGGACCTGCCCGAACGAACCGACGTATATGATCACGCGGTCATTAACGAGACCGCCCGAGTTCGCTGGTTGTTTCGCGCGCCAGATTTGGTCTACTTGAAATTTGCTCACGATTGATCCTTGAAAATGACGCGTTTGCGGCTGTTCAAACTGGCGCATTAGTTCCGCGTTCTGATACGCCCACAATTCTACTTCGATCTTCGCCAGGTGTTCGAGGCGATCGCCGCGCACGAGCAGCCAAGGCGTGTACATGTCGCCTTCGTCGGGCTTCTTGAACAGGTGGACAAAGCCCTTGTCGGTTACCTTCACGAGCGCGGTAAAGCGCCCGTTGCTCGACGCGAGTTCGACGCAATGCGAGCCCGCACCTAAAGCCTGAAGGGTTGTTTCCCAAGTCACGGATTAACCTTGGGTTGCGCCCTGCGCTTGTGGCCGTAGCGAGCGACACGCTTCAGACCGTTGGACGGCTTATAACCGTCTTTGAGAATTCCGTTACGCATCGCGGAAAGAACGATGCGAGCCAACCGGCGCGTTACGCGCGGATCGATAGCCTTCGAGGCTTGCTGATCGATCAACTTGAAGGACAAACGCGAAGCACGATTGAAGCGCTTGCTGTTGATTTCGGAAAGTGCGGACATTTCTATCTCTTTCTGGTATCGCGATCACGTCGACCGCAAACGAATCATATCGAATGCGGTCGACGCTTGTCACTAACTAAATTAGAGTGAAGCCTCTAATCTGTAACTTCTCCCTTCCCGTCGCAAACGAAACATTCCTGATCGGTTCCGATGTCAGGGTCGCGAGGCACCCAGCCAGAGCCGCCGCATAAACCGCATGTAAAGAAATCGCGGGAGCGGTACGGCTCCGTATCTTCCGTGACGGGATCGGTCATGGGCGTTCGTCCGCGCACGGGCCTTCGTGACCCCTACCGCGAGTACATATCCACACATCGTCCATTGGTTTGTCACAATACCCGTCCGGCACGCTCAGAAACTCGACCTTGTCGGCATTGCTGAAACTCTTGATTTCCTTCGACATGCGAGACAAGTATGCTTCGTATCGCTTTGCTCTGAGTCGGTCACCCTCGCACGCGAAAAGGGCGAAGAGTGCCACGGCGACCGGATAGACGCAGATACACCCAATAAGGAAGGCGAACGTTACCAGCGTCATAATGACGTCAACCAGGCTGTCGATGAATCTATCCCAAAGGTGCGGACTGAACGGCGCGATCAACATACCGGTCGACGCCTCTCGAAGGTAAATTCGATAGCGACCGAAATAGGTGTTTGAATTGGGCTTCATTCGTTAAATCCTTTTGGTCCGATGTAGAAGAAGTTTGCTTTCGGGTCGTCGGGCTCGCACTTGTCGGAACCGATGAAGAATCTTGGTCTTGATACGCGCGCGACATCGGGTGATGACTCACCAAACAACGCCATATCGTCAGGAACCATTACAACAAGGTCACCGCGAACAGACGGGTCGTTGATCAGGGCTCGAAGCTCGTCGACTGTCATCCGAGTTGTAAAGCGTCCAGTACGATCAGCGCCGGTTCGTCTTCAAGCACATAGACATGCTCGTCGATCGAGAAGCCAATAGAACGTCCGCCGTCGACCTTTACAAGCGCCGTGTTACCGGGGTTGCGCGTGATACCCTTGACGCGATGGTAGAGCGTCTGGTCGATCGGCCAACGAATAATCGCGCCCAGTCTAAGCTCGCCCACGCGAACGGCTCTTATTTTCATGATGGATTCCTTTTAAACCACTTGACAAGCTGCGTAACGATACCAAAAGACTTGTCGACGATGCATGCGAACACCGCATTCTTTACGCGATCTTCCAGCATCGCTTCCATCGCACCGTCGCGCAAGTACTTCGAGAATTCCAACAGGCTAAAGTCGAACGATACTTCGGCATATCCGACGTCTTTCTTGATCGTCTTCTGGACATCCGACCCTGACTTCATGCCGAACTTTGGATTGCCCGCGTCGAAAAGATCATGGGTCGTTGTCGAGCGAAAATTTTGTTCTGCGTACGGGTCGTAGTACGCCGGGTTGTCAACGACTTCGACAACACGAATTTCAACCTCGAAGCGACGGCGCGACACGGGGGTGGTTTTCTCGTTCATATCCGAACCCCGTTCCGATCAAGCAAAGCAACGATGTCGAAGCAGGCCGGATTGAGCGGACCGGCCTGAGACGTGGCAAGCTTCAGTACCGCGTCCAGCGCAGCATCACGCGCGGCGAGTTGTTCTCGCAAAAGCAGAATCTCGGCACTCGTCGGGGTAACGCCAACGATCACGGTGAACTCAGTTTCGCCCCAAAATCGGTCGACACTAACGCGTCTGCCCGTCCCCTTTTCGTCGTCGAACTCGCCCTTTTCGTTAGGCAGTCCGAAGAAAAAAACGAAGTTACCATCAATGCTTCGTGCAGCGTACGTAACGAGCTTGGCGCCCATGGTCGAGCTTACGATGATATCGCCCGGTATGATGTGGCGAACCTGCTTCTTCATCGTGATAAACGGTGTCTTGTTCATATCGAAGTGTTCCTGTAATACTGCCTGATTACCTGTCGAAGGTGCTCGACCTGACAGAGAACAGACGAGAACTCGCGGCGCTTCTTTTCGAGGCGCTTCTGTGCCTCGCGGTGCTCTTCACTCAAACCGGCGTTGACATCCTGCGCGAGCGCGTCGCGATCCTCTACCAGGTCGGGCAACAGAAGCAGAACGTCGTCTATTACCTTCGCCATGGGCTCGCCTAGATAACGGTACTCTGCGTCAAGGAGAAAGCGAAGATGGGTTTGCCTTGGATCGGACATTCTGATTCCTTTCTGGTTTAGGCGTCTAGTGTATCGCTAACATGCCTAGAGGAAACACTCTAATCCGAAAAGATTCGACCTTTGTCGACGGCACAAACGACAGCGCGGCAACGAAAGCACGCCGACAACGCCGACAACGGATCGAACTCGGTGGCGATCTTGTTATTGCATGGAAACTCAACAGAGTCTAAGGGACATGTCATCCTGACAGGCGGGTTAACTTTCAAAACCTTTCCGTCCCAATTTGTGACGTAGTGAGGCTTATCTGTCTTCGATATAAGAATCAGAATCCTGATCTTCTCCGGGTCCATAGAGATATGCCGTACAGACTCGACGAGCGTTTCGAACGATACGACCAAAACGTTATCAAGGTTCATTTCGGGACCTTTTTCATGACGGCCGGTCGCAACCTGATACCCTCAACGATATAAGCGTCTGGCTCTGAATGCAGCTTCGCCGGATGCCGATCGTACCAGCGCCCGTTCGCCTTTTCCCAACGCGTCCAGTTTTCGTCTGGTTCGTTGAGATAAGGAACATGCGGCTTCTTCTCATCATACTTTCTGCAGCGATCCGCGAACGCCTTGGCATCGCGCTCAAGCGAGAAGCATGCGATGACATTGCAGGACTCGTGCGACGTGTACGCGGATACTAAATACACATACGTTGCGCTCATTTCATCCGCCTTCTGTTTTCTTTCTCACTGCACAGCCGACACAAAGGTCTGTCGCGCTGCGTCGCATTGGGGCATTTAAGACACTTGATGTAACAGTATCCAATCGTACCCGGACCTTCGAACGATTGACCCCATATCAGGCCGCGCCGACGAATACCCCTCCCTCCGCTTGGTTTAGCCATGAGGTTCATATACCAGAACGTCAACGACCTGGTTTGCGTCGTAAGATTTCAGGCCGATGTCGGTCACGAGAACTATATAGGATGTGTTGTGATTGCGCATGTTTCGCGGAATGTCATTCTTATCGAATGGTGTGCCTTGCGTATCGATCACGAGCCCGTCGCCATCGCGCCTGACCCGCTCGACGAGCGCGTGGCGCATGGTGCGGATCGGCGGAACAATGGTCATTCCCGGCGTGATATCACGCGCCTGGATGGAGTCGCGCTTCATTTCTCCGCCTTGATCAATATTTGATGCGTAAGCGGAAACACTTCCTCAAGAAAACGCATCATGGGATACGTCTCGCGCCCGGCATCGCGACAGACCATATGCACTTCGATCCGCCATGCGTACGAATCATGCTTGCACTGGCTTGGATTCTTTCTAACAACTTCGAAGCGGTCTACGAATCCCCGACACCAGCCAGACGAAGCCGTATCGAACAGAACCTCGTCGCCTATTTCGGGTAGTCCTCGACCATCCCAAATCGTTTGTCGACCCATGTCGAATTCTCCAATTTCTTAAACTGCACTTCACGATACCGCGACAAAAATACAATGAACCATCCGACAGCAACGAGCCCGGTAAAGAAGCCAAAAACGAACATTAACATGTACGATTGGTTCATTCAATCGCACCGTACGCGCGAAGCAGTTCGTCGTGAAAGTGTTCGGACATGTTGCACTCCGCACACATCATAAACACGAAGAAACCGCAAAGGCATGCGCCGTGCGCGTACGCTGGCGTGTTCGAAATAAGCGTTCCGAAATCGTCCATCGCGACACCTTCCTAATCCAGCATGGCCTTACGTGTGGTTACGCTGCAGCCTTCAGCGATAAAGTAGACATCATCCTTTGGAACGGCTGTAACCTCGATGCGCATACCGCAATCTGCCCGGCTGCAGTCTTTCGATCGCAAGCTGTTGCATGTATCGCAAAATACCCGGTTGTCGACGCGTTTCGATTCTTTCACGATATCACCCCATTACGATAAATGCGCCCGGCACCGACGAGTCCATGCGATCGCAATCAGAAGCCTTGCACTGACGCTCGCGGTTGGTGTGCTGGCCGAACGAAGACGGGTTCAGGTGAAGGGCGTCTTTGTATGTCTGGTTCACGAGGCGCGCTGCAGCGTCTTCGTTGTCCGCGAACACGATTGCAATTCCTGCGTATGCACCGCCGAACACCTTGCCAAGGTCGACCAGAAAACAGGGAAGGCTCATCTTCGCGTCATTGATCGACCGCTGAATAATATCCATCGCTTCGCTTCGATTCATTTCGACGCACCTTGTTTGCTTGCGACATATTTGACCATGGCAACGTACAGCGCACGATAGGAGGTTACACCTATGCGCGTCTCCATGATCGTCGCGCCGGTCGAAATATCCCGAAAACCGTACTGGGTCCAGCCGACGATGTTCGATATGACGATAGCATTGCAGCGCGCGTACGCCTTGGCGATGTCCGACCAGTTAATTTCCGTGATCTTGTAGCGGAAACATTCCCCTTCTGAATCCCAATACATGATTAGACCCTTGTCCCTATGGAATTCCACATCCGACGAATCAGGTACGATCGCACGAAGGAAATGCCGGTGTAGATTGCCGTAATCTCGAAGTTTTGCGAGCCCGACGGATGGAAGTTGAAAAGCGGAAAAACGGTAGCGTTCGCGATCATCGACACGACGATTCCGATTGCAATGTTGGTTAGCGCCTCGAACGCCGAACCCTTGCGCGACTGACTCATTAGAACCTCGCCCTTGTTGAGTATTTTGGACCGGCGCCAAAACGCACGCCGTTCGACCCTTTTGACGGCTTGTCGACGTAGCTCGACACCAGCTTGCGCAATTGCTCGATACGTTCCGGCGCGGCCTGAACCGTCGAAACAGTTCTACCGCCGATCGTCGACTGATGGAGAACAAACCCGCCAAATCTGGCGATCATGCGACCCATCATTCCGTTAGTAATCTTTGTCGCGTCGACCTTGTTCGTCGCGAGCACCTCACGAATATCGCTGTACTCATAGACGGCGCGACCATGCTTAGGACTGACAAAGAATTTCTTACACTGGACAATAGCTCGTTCAAGGTCTTGCGTTCTCATCGTTTCCTGCTCCACAGCCAGCGCCCGAAGAGATTTATTCCTTCCGCGAAAATCCAGCAGACAAGAATGATCACCACAAGGCAACCGGCGGTTGTGAGGGTATCTTCCATTACAGGGAGTCCGGGTAAGCTTCCATTTCCAGTCGACGCATTTCGACAATATGCGGTGCATTGTGGCAATAGACCGCTCGCGCGAAGCCCTTTGGCGTTGCGCTGCGGAAGTTCGCTCGATCTTCTCCCGGCGGCGCTTTATGAATGCGGTCATCGGGCGCTGGCGTATCAGGGAAGCGACTCGGACCAGGCATGACGAAGCCGTTGCCCGTCCATAGGTTCGTACGCTTCGTGTAATTGTCCTCGTCGCAGTAGGCTGTGTATTGCCATGGATGAAAGCTATGCTGCGGCTTACCAAAAACACGCGATAGCACGCTTACAGGTTGCTCGACAAGGTACGGTGCGCCGGATAGCTCGCCAACCATTCGACACTGTTCGGCAACCGCGACCGCCTTCGCCTGAAACATCGAGTCAAGCTTGCGCTTGTGCTCGAACCAGCGAGCCCCGCTCACCGCCATATCGGTGCAAGGCGGAAAGCCAGCGACGAAAACGACTTTCGTTTGCATCATGGCGCGACGAAGGAAGGGAAGCGCTTCGAGAATCGTCGACTTGATGCGATACACCGCGAAGCCGTCAAAGTACGTGCGCTCGTGCTGCGGGTCGACCATGATCACGAGGTATCCGCCAACAATCCACGGCTCGACGAAGTTCGTCGTCAGATTGCACAGCGCAATGACCGTTCCCTTGAACCGGTTCGAGCGGAACAACAGATTTCCGGCCATGCTATTCATCAATTCTTCAAGACTCATTGACATCCCCAAATAAACGTAAGTGAATGCGCTTGCGATCACGTCGCCCGCGATAGCGCTTGTAAACAAGCGGCTTAGGTATCGGCGCCGGTCGCGGTGCATCCGGTCGTTTCGCACCACGCGCATAAAGTGCTCGCGGCTGGCCTGTTGGAAATCCTTCCTCGTCTCGCTCGACCTTCCAGCTAATGATGAAGACGTCACCAGCGGCTTTTAGTTCTGCAATGACCCTGCGTACAGAAATCAGCGAGTAACCGCTCACAGCCGCTATCTCGCGGGCCTCAAGGCCACTTCTGAGGGGGATACTCTCTCGAATGGTCTTGCGCGTAAAGAGATAGTCTGAACGGTCCTTTGCCACGGCTCAAACCTGTAGTGTCTTCTTCTGGATATCGTCGCCGGTAGAAATCACCCTGCATTTGATATCGCCGTTCAAGGCTTGCGACTTCTGACTCTTCGACTCGATCGCGCGTGCCGCCAGCGACTGTGCGATTTCATCAATGTTCAGTTCGATTTCGACGACGAACGACAGGCCGTCTTTGATTCGCATGAGGCGATGGGTATGTCTGATTGTGTTTGGCATGATCAAAACTCGATTCGAACGGGGTTGCGGGCGTTGCCTGTGCGGACGGCTTCGGACATGGTCCGCTCCATTTCCTCTTCTTTCGAGGGGCGGAATGCAAACCAGACCTTTTGCCATTCGTCGAGCGATATACCCTTCGTCTCGTACAGGAACGCGACCGAATAGCCCTTCGTACGGGCCTCGGTAAGTTCCGGGTCGGTTACGCCATGCGCAATGAAGCGCGCGTCTTCAATCGGTACGGGGATCGGTTTCTTGCGGGTCGCCATACAAGGCCCTTTTCATGGTTGAGATTAAACGCTCGTCCGGTTGCCCGGCGAACTTGTCGCACAGGCGTTCGTACGCGTCGGCGCCAAAGACCGCAACGAACTTGCGGACCAGGCTTATTGAATCGTCGTCTAGCAGGCTCGCGGTCATGATTCAGTGAAAGAGCGGGTCGAGCCAGTTAGTGAAGCACAGAACACCGCACAGGGGAACCAGGAGGCCTACAAGCGCACAGCCGACGATGAACAGGATTGCGCCGTGCTTCGTGCGAAACTCGCTGAAGTGCTTTTCATCCAGGGTCTTGAGCAAGCCGCTATGATCGTCAAAAGTACGCATTTCTGTTCCTTTCTGCGTTGCGCCGGTCACGCGACCGTGAACGAATACTATCGACAAGCGTCGACCGGCGCAATAGAGGAAACACTCTAATCGACCGACTTCGCCGCCTCCTTCAGGTTATCGAACGCAAGCTGAAGCAAGTCACGTTCGCGCGTAACGCGCAACGACTCTTCGATATAGTGAACGGCGACCATTGTCGCGATCTTGCGGTGCGACGCCGTCGGATACCGCGCCTCGAACTGAAGGTGCATGTCGGCGTAAATCTCGCCAACGTCTTCCGGCGGTGTGTCGCCTTCTTTAAGATCGGACTTCATTCGCCCGTCCATTCCGGCGACGCTTCGCCGTATCCGTCGAAAGGCTCGCACTCGATGCGACCAATCGCCCCTTGATAAACGGTCATGGCGCAAATGATCGCGCCATGCTTGCTCGTCGCTCGTACGTTTGTCGTCCACGAAGGATTCGTGTGTGATCTTTCAGCATAGACGCTAACGAGCCAAAGGCTAGATGCGAATTTCATTCCAGGTTCCATAGTGTTAGCTTGGTGTCGTACCCAAGCATCAAAGGGTGTTTAGGGTCGCCGGTCTTTGTGAATCCGAACGTCATAACCAGCTTGTTCGAGCGTCGAATCCCGTCGACAACTTCATCGATGCGCGGCCATAGAACCTTCGGAAGCTTGTTCCGCGACCCCCACATTGGGACGACGATATCCGAGCGCGCGAGCGCATCGCTAATAGCCCTGTTGTTCAATTTTCCGACCGGGTCCGAAACCTTGGCGAGTTCCTTTACGTCGGTCGAGCGATAGGCGAACAGATTGACAATAGAGAACTTGAAGGCGCCAGATCGCCTCGTGAACTCGCGAAGTTTTGCGATGGTCTGGTCGTCATTTAAAGGACCGGCCGTCGACGGATTCACACCAACGTAAACTATCTCGATCGGCTCTGCCGTTGGTTTGCTAACAATGCGGAACAGGTCCATCCGGTACAGACCGCACTCGCTTATGGTTGCGCCGCTGTTCACATTGCGCCCAGGCGTTGTGCTTCACGGAACAGGCGCGCTTGATCCCGCGTCATGCCTTCCGCTTGCTGGCGTGTGCGGCCTTCGTCGATCAGTTCCTGAATCACGTCAAGGCGGAATTGAGCCGAAAGGTGATACGCCTTTTCGGCGTCTTCGAGTTTCGCCAGTTCGACGGCGCGTGAGCGATCGTATGTGACATCGTCGAACGCTTCGTCGAACGCTTCGTCGACGCGACGCTGCTCGCGGGTCTTCAGCAGGATTTGAAGCGATCGGAAGTTAGGTCCAGTGCGCATGGTTCGTTCTCCAAAACGAAAGAAATGGGCGCTCGCGGCGCCCGGTTGATTTACATATCGAAACTGTCGAAGTCGCAGATTGCAACGATTTCGCCGTTCTCATTCAGCAGTCGGGCGTAAAACTTGTCGAGCCCAAGAGAAGATTTTTCGACGAAGAAAATGTACGGAGAACCCTTGATCATCGCGATAACCGTGGAGTTTCCGAAGCGCATCGCGTTGCGAAACGCGGTAATTAGTGGATCGACCAAGGTAATTTCGTCAAGATTTTTCGTGTCGAGCGGCGTAATCCGAATCTTGTCCATGATCTTTCTATTCCTTTCTAGGTTCCGGCCGTTCGTCGACCGTGAAAGAATCTTATCGAACAATCTCGACGAACGGAACCTGAAAATTAGAGGAAAGACTCTAAATAGCGTTGGTTACCGAACCGTCGCTATGTTCGAAACGATACGCGGTGATCACGAACTGAGACGATCGACAAATCTCGACCCGTTGCGCAGCACGAAGCCTGGCGCGTGAATCCCCAAGCGTTTCGGCGTAGTACGTGACCGAATCGCGATCGCCCTTTTCATCGCGCCACTCGACAAAGATCGACAAAAGTTTTCTTTCTGGCATGATAAACAGTCCTTACAGAGTTTAGAACTTGTACTGTAGCATGAGCATTTGAGTACCTGTCACAAGTCCCGGTTGCGGATTCCACTGTTCTTTGACTTGGTAGTACCGGTACGACAGCGACAGCGGGCCATGCTCGACGCGAGCGCCAACGACGAATCCAGTCTGCGGCTTGGTGACGTGAGAAAGGTCGACCCATTGGTTCGACAGATCATACAGCGACTCGTGCCACGTATTCCAGTACTCCCAAGCGCCGCCTTCAGCCGATACGCGCCATCCGTTGTACGTGTAGCCGATATCGAGCGTGAGCGGAATACCTTGAACGTGGCCTTGACCGTTAAACGGGCTCAGGCGTTCACCCTGATATCCGACAATGCGATGGGTTTGCGCGTTGTACTGGTTGTCGGGAACGCCGTCGACACTGGCCGACTGCTGGCCGTAATACACATAGTCAAGGTGATAGTCGACCGACCATGGACCGCTAGTCCAGATACGACCCGTGAGTCCAATCGATAACGCCGCGCCGTTTGTCTGCTCGTGATTGTTGAATGCGCCTTGCTGAATCCAGGTTCCATCGCCCATGTCCTTAGAGAACTGATAGCCGGAACCGACCTGAATGCGCGGCATCCAGTCGTCTGCGTGGGCATTGATCGAAGCGAAGGCGACTGCAACGGCGAAAGCGATCTTTTTCATTTCTTTCTATTCCTTTCTGTGGATCGGAACGCACGTTGCGAACCGTTAGACGAATAGTATTCTCGACCTTTCTCGACGTCAATCGCCCAAATTAGAGTAAAAACTCTAACTGTTTAACCGGCATATCGGGCCATTCAAAATTCCCCTTGAGTGCGTTTTCACGCCAATGAACGACCCGCATGTTCCCTTCCCAATGCAAGCCGTTCACGATATGGGCGCCGTTGTACTTTCCGAACAGTGGAACGATATGGTCAACGACCCATAATTCGCCCGTTAGACGGGTCAACAGGCGCGCTTGACGGTAGATTGCCGCCATTGCCTTCCGATCGGCCCAGCGAGGCGTACGCCCCCTCTCCTGACGCCTTCTAACCGTACCCTGAAGACCTTTCGGGCGTGCGAGCGGTCTTTGCTTCACGACAGGTGCGAAGAGCGGGCCATTACCCCAGCCATCTAGCGTAAAGGCGCGTTGCATTAGAACACTTTCGCTCGCGCAACCTTCAGCACGATTTCAGCCGCGAGCGACAGCGCTTCGAAGCTCGACATGCGAACATGCATTTCGCCGGATGCTGCGCTTTCACCGACGGCGATAAAGCGAAGGTTCACGCCGCGATCGCCGTCGACCGCGTGATTCGCGAGTACGGGTACGACTTCGGTCGTCGGCGCTTTATCAGGCCGCGCGTAAAACTTCTGTGTTGCTTTCATAATCCATCCTTTCTATGTCAGGGTCCATAAAATAATCCGAGTCACCGTACACGCGTTGATCGCCGTTCGCCCTGAACCAGCATTGCTTCGAGCCGCGACGATGCATGGCTCCGGTCATGTTACCTTCCCATTTATAGCCGATGCACATACAGCCCATTGCGCGATTCTTCTTCGTACGGCGCTGCATCCATTTGTCGACGACGAATATAGGACCGACCAGCTTGTTTTTGAACGTATAGAAGCGTTTTCCACACACGCGGCACTGCGGAACAGCCGTGTACCCGGTTGGGTGTTGCTTCAGCACCCGACGCGTGCGACAGTGACGGCAACGGCAGTGAAAGCGGGCCATATAAACCGGTCAGAAGGGGATTTCGTTGCCGTCGGAAACAACAAACGTTCCGTCGGAAAACTCGACGATGCAAATCGACGAGTTGACGCGTCCCGAAACGATGTTGAACTTATCCTTGATCGCCTGACCTAGATCGATGTCGAATTGAATCGCCAGCAAATCAAGGTATGTAACCACGTCGGCCATTTCTTGAGCGATCTTTAACTTGACGGATTCAGGAATGGCGTCGACGTTATGGTCCATCGCGTACCGCGTATCCAGGCCATAGTCACCGCGCGCAGCCTTTTTAAGCTCGCCAGCAAGTTCGCCCACTTCGCCGGTTACAGCATTCATCCATCGATCCGGCGACCAGCACTTCCCCTGCGGATGCGTGTGTGCAAGGTTTCCTTGGCGATCGCGAAACTGCGGAAGACGCTTGATGTTTGCTTCGCGAAGTATTGACAGTGGAAATTCTTTCATTTTCTGTTCCTTTCTATAAAAGTCGAACAACGTCGACGAGACCCGATACTACATCAATCGAAACGCGTCGACAATTCTAAAAACCACTAGGTCGACCTAGCAATGAATCTATCTTGCGCGGCGCAACGATGCATTTGACGTACGTTGACATCCATTGGCTTGTAATGCTTGAAATCGACTTGCAAATCTCCCTATCGCGTTTTCGAGTATCGCGATACGCATCACGCCACCTCTCCTTGGCGCTACGTGGGGTTCCGACGCTAGTATGTAGAGCCTGATCGCCCATCGCGAGGAACGATCTCCAGACGGATCGACCCCGCGATGACTGGTCTAGCGTCTGACGAAATATTTCCGTTCGCAAGCGCATGCGAGCTTCGTCGCGCTCTTCCCGAAATTCAAGAAGTCCGTTTATCATTGACCGCCCCTCGGAAGCCTGACAGAAATTCGCTCCATGCCGTGAGCGTCGTAAAGGTTTTGAACGTCCCGTCATGGAGCCCGACGAAGACCGTTGATTGAAGGCTATGCGCGAACAGGTCGTGAACATCACGGTCTATATCGTCCTGGCACATCGCCACCTGATACCATCGATAACCGTATGGAACTGAGGCAGTCACAAACACGAACTCTTCCGGCTTGTTCGCGAGCGCGCCGGGCTTATGCATGCCGTCCTCGACAAAATTGGGCTTATGACTGGAAAGCATTAGTAAGTTCTCCTACAAAGACCGTCTTGAACTGAACGCCAAGGAACTCACACCAGGCGGCGCCACTGGTCGCCGTATAGAAGGCGTGTTGCTGGTTGATGTCCCATGTCTGGCGAAGAAACCATGCTTTCGCAGCACCTTCCTTTGTCGACCGAATGCAGTTCGGATGAATGTCACCTGACCATCCATTTCGCGCCGCTGACTCCGATCCGCCTACGGGATCGACAGGGATGAATCCAATCTTTTCGAGAGCCATTAGATTCCCGTCAAGCCTGCGATATGAAACGGATTCTTTACGACTAGCGGGATATCGATCGAAATCGCTATAGGTCGATCGCCAATAAAGCCCAACCGATAGCCGGGTAACAGCATTCCGGCCGCCTCGAAATCGGCGCGGATTTTCTTGCGTCGGTTCGATACGTCAACTACCGCTCGATCGTGAAGTAGCAATGTCGCGGCCATACACGCGAGAGCCGACCGCTTTCTGCTCCTTGCATTCTCGATCCTTATGGAAGCTTCTTTCCTGTCGGGGTCGACAGAAGCTTGTCGAGCTTCATCGTGCGATGTCATGTAATGTTCTCGCCATTGCTCGATGCCCTTCGACATCACGGCGGCTTTATCGATTCCGTTATTCATTGATTTGCCATTGTTTTCCGCCGAACAGGCGTCCAAGCGCACCACGGCCGACAGCTTCGCCGATCTTCTGCAGCGTGCCAGATTCGCTTTCCATACGAACGCTGAAATTTTCAACGACAACGCTCGACTGTTGACGCGACACTTCCGCCTCAAGCGACTTGATGTAGTCGATCGCCTTCGTCAGAACGTCGAGTTCGGAAGGCTTGCGAGGGCGATCTTCTTTCAGGCAGATAAGCGCCTTGATAACGTGAACCTTGGAACCGGCCTTGTGCGACCGTACACTAGCCTGGTTGAAATTGAATGTCATGTTTCGTCCTTCGTTATACTGGTTAAAATTTCGACCGTTCTCGAAGGAATTCTACGCCTTACGCCAGTTTGTGCAATCAGCACGAACGCGCGGCAAGTCTCCGCCACAGACACAATGTTTCTCGCCTTCCACGCAGAAACCAGCGAACTTACCCCTCACAAGATCAGTATCATTACCAAAGGGTACCCGATCAATACCATGACCAAATACCGTGTGCTGGTCATTGACGTTGACGTATCCGGCCGGGTCCACATACACGTTACCCTCTCGGCAGAGTTCTCCGTTCACGCGGATCGTGATCGGTCCGACCGTAACGACGCCTCTCGCAACGAGCCATGCCCGTATTGCGATTGCAACCTCGTCGCCGGTTAGCTTGATGTCGATACCGGGGCCTTCCGTAGCTATTCCAGTTCCGTACTTGATTTCCATTTCTGACCCTTTCTAAAAAAGAAGCCCGGCGCACCTAGAGGGATATGCGACCGGGCCTGTAAATCCCCCGCTTTGTTCGGGGAAAAACTGACCTTACACGGAACCGCTTGCCTTGACAACTTCCGATTCGGATTTGAGCGCGCCGTCGGAAGCAATCCAGGCAACTTCACCATCCTTTTCGATCGAAATCGCGACCTTGTGCGTTTTGGTGTTGGCGACCATCGACCGGATAACCCATCCGGCGTCCTGCGACATCTTCAGAACAAAGCCTTGCTGCTTCGTCATGTACTGCGGAGGGGTATGCTGCGTCACGCGCGGCTTGGGCGCCAGCGCTTCGGCCTGGGCTTGTCGAAGGGCGTCAAGGGCAGACGGGCTCGACTGCGATACGTTCAGGTTTGCATTCATGATTTCTGTTCCTTTCTAGGGTTGGAGTGGATATTCCACACGACGACTATAGGCGACAAAAACAACTATAGCAAATCCGTGGATGTTCGCTTCCTCACATAACGCGATCAGTTTCCGGGAAAAACTCGTTCAGTTGCTCAACGAATCGACGATGCTCGTTCGATCGATGGTGAAAAACGCTCGCGGTTCGTTCACCGGCCTGCTGATCCAGTTGTCCAACGGCTTCCGCTCGCCCGCGATAACTAAGGGCTTGTGCGTAATGCCATGCGCGCAGCTTGCGAAGGAATTCGACATTTGACGGTTTCATGCCAATCACTGACCCGTCCCCTTCAGAACAGTCATAAGCGCGACGGATTGCCAAAGGCTCAGAGCACGATCGATAGATACCCAACTGAACTTCGTGATACCAAGTCCGTAAACGACCCATCCACCGCGAACCGGCTTGCAACGAGGCTTTACTAATTGCATCTTTCATATACCTTTCTGTCTGAATTTGCATTTTTATCGAAATACGTCGACAATGCAAGCGGAAAATTAGACAAAACCCTCTAAATATGCTACCGCTCGACGTCGACGAAATTACATTGGAACGCCCGCTACCGGTCGCATATTACGACCCGGAAAAGCTCGAAGTCGTTCGGGCATTGAATGAGGCACTTTACACGGGCGTGGAGACGCTCGCAAGTGCCGACTTGCCGATGTACACCCTTAACCCGGCGCTTAAGTCATTCTGGCGCACGCGGTCGCGTTACAAGGTACTGTACGGCGGTCGCGGCTCGTCGAAGTCGCACGACGCGGCCGGGTACGCGGTGTTCCTCGCGGCGCACTATACCGTCAAGATTCTATGCGCCCGTAAGTTTCAGAACAAGATCAGTGAGTCGGTCTACACGCTGATCAAAGACAAGATCGCGGCGAGCCCGTTCCGGCAAGACTTCGAAATTCTAAAGACATCCATCCGTCACCGCGTCACGGGTAGCGAATTCCTTTTCTACGGTATCGAGCGCAACCTCGAAGAAATCAAGTCGACAGAAGGCGTCGATATCCTCTGGCTCGAAGAAGCCCACTATCTGAATGCGGACCAGTGGAAGACGATCGAGCCGACGATTCGTAAGCAGGGTTCGCAGGTATGGCTGATTTTTAACCCGGACCAGATTACCGACTTCGTCTATCAGAACTTCGTCGTCAATCCGCCGCTCGATACGGTCAAGAGGGAAATCAACTGGCAGGAGAATCCGTACCTGTCAGAGACGATGCTCAAGATCATTTACGAATACTACCGGCGCGAGCCCGAAGAAGCGGAACACGTCTACGGCGGTATTCCGCGTGATGGTGCGGACAAGTCAGTCATCCCACTGAAATATGTCGAAGCCGCGATCAATGCGCACAAGAATATCAAGTTCGAGTGGCGCGGCGAGCCCGATGGGTTGAGTGTAGAGGCGCGTGTTAGATGGCGCCTACAAAACATCAATAATCCTAAGCATCACGTATGCATCCGGGCCGGTTGGGAACCGTCCGGTATAAAGCGCATAGGATTCGACGTTGCCGACGATGGGGACGACAAGTGCGCGACCGTGTACAGCCACGGAAACGTCATTATGAGGGTGCAGGAATGGCGCGGTCTCGAAGACGAACTGCTTAAGTCGTGTACGCGCGTATGGAACATGGCGCGAGAGCTTGGCTCTTCGATTACCTGGGATTCTATCGGCGTCGGCGCGCACTGCGGCGCAAAGTTTGGTGAGCTAAACGACGAGTTCAGGCAGAGTATTCAGTACGACCCTTTCAATGCTGGCGGTCGCGTGGACGATCCAGACGGCTCGTACATGAAGCTTCCGCACGTCGATATCCTGAACAAGGATCATTTCAGCAACATCAAGGCTCAGAAGTGGGATGAAGTAGCAACGCGTTTCCGCAAGACATACGAGTACATCGTACTGGGGATAAAGCATCCGATTGACGAACTCATTTCGATAGACCTTGACGGCGTTGGAAAAGAGTTCGTCGACCAAATGAAGTTTGAACTTGCGTCACCGCGCAAGGATGTTGACCGGCTGGGTAAATTCAAGGTAGAGGCAAAGATCGATCTACGTGAGCGCGGTATCAAATCGCCTAACGTGGCGGACGCATTGATTATGTCGATGATCCGTCCGAAAAGAGACGCGGCGACGTTCTTTGGTTAATCCTAGCAACCTCTTCGTCGACGAACAACACCTGGCACATTACCCGGAAATCGCCGTGTTCGTCGACGTACATTTCAACCCTCGCGGCGATACCGTCTTCTACCGTGACGGATTCGGCCCTACCATCCTTTGTAATTTCCACAAATAGCCCTTTTTAGCTGGTTAAGAAGCAACGAAAAAAGACGCTTGATAGGCGTCGTGAATTTTGAGATTGTGTTGGGCTCGACGACGAAGTTGACGAATAGAACGGCTAACCAGCATATCGCTATTTCGGTCTTAAAACGGGCCAGAACGTCAAGTGAAAGCATGGGGAGAAGCCCGCGATAAATGTTTCACAATTGTATCGCGGGATACAGGTTATTTCGTTGCAAATACAACGATCCCAATAATTAAAGCGAATGCCGCCAGACCGATAGCGAAACCAGTGGTGAAAGAATGAAACCTTACTTCCGATCTCAGAGCCATCCACTCGCGCTCGTTCGGAATATACGGTACATCTTTCTCGTTTTCCGATTCGTCTCGCGGCGTGTCGAAGAAACTCGAATTGTGGATGACCCGAATGTTGTCGTCAAAACGAACAGGAGGGTCGATAGAATCTTTGGTCATGTAAAAAGTCCTCGTCGTTGCTCTTCTGCCTTGTCCCGTTTAGGAATTGGCGCCCAAGCTATCCAAAAGGGTTCGCGCGATCCTTGTGTGATATGCGCTACCCCGCCCTTTCCCAGCAAAATACAGCGCTGGCCGACAGGACACGTATCCATGTCGTAATTGTACGGCTGCAGATCAGCCGTACACACATCTTTAATCAGTGTCTTCAATCAGGTTTCCTTATTAACCGAAAAACTTTCCGCGACAGATCGGGCCGATACCAAGCTCAACGGAAAGTTCGTTCGACAGTTCCCTTCCGCAGCACGAGCATATACCGAATTTCTTGCCGAACGCTACGGCCGCGTCGAGAGGCGAACCGCACGCAGCAATCACTGCTGCATTCTGTTCGTCGGAGCACGCATGCGAGCGCATGAAGCGACCGCCGATGATCTTTCCGAGGTACGTCGAATACTTGTCGTCGAGCGCGTAGATTGCACCGGCGTTTTCGGCCTTCGCGCGCGGACCGGCGGGTTCGAAGCGTAGCGCGATGCCGTTTCCAAGAAGGCGCATCTTGACAAAACGAAGACCTTTTTCCTTGGCGTTATCGAACGCTTTTGAAAGCTTGCTTACGTCAACCCGCACAGGATAACGCCTTGGCTCGCGCGCGGTAGGAACGGACTTTTCAGGGCTCAATACGAGCGGGCGGAAGCCGTCGTAAAACTCGAAGTCTTGCTGGGAAGGTGCTTTCATGGCGCATATCCTTTCTGGTTTCTTTCTATAGGGTAAATCGACCCTGAACCGGATTCTGTCGACGTTTCTCGATCACGTCAACCACTTTTAAGCCGAAAACATCAAACAAATCGGCTTTATCCTTTGGAATCAATCACTTAGGATTGGATTGATGGGAATTCCGGGTTATCATCCGACACACGCGCGTGTGCGCATCTACCCATGGTCCCTATACAAATGCTTAAATTCCTTCGGCGTGTGTTCGGTAGCGAGGCGAAGCCCGTCGAGCCGGAAAAGGAAGAGCGCCCGGTCGCGAAAATCGTCGATCCGCTAGACCCTATCCAGAAACTGAAGGACTGGGATAGAGAGAGCGAGCGCAGACCGGTCGAACTTCGATCGGTGAAGGATTTCCCCATTTTCAACGCACTGGCTGGCGAGCGCCAGGCGGCATTCGACGACGCGTCAACGGCGGCACGCACGAGACTTATCGACGACGGCGTAATGGCGTCGATGGATGACGACACGGGCATGCTGAAGGAAGGGCCGAACAGCGAATACACGGTACCGGAAGGAATCCAGCGCTGGTATATGTCGCAAGGCTTTATCGGGTACCAGTCGTGCGCGATCATTGCACAGCACTGGCTCGTCGACAAAGCCTGTTCAATGTCAGGCGAGGACGCGGCCCGCAATGGATGGACGATCAAGGCGCGCGGCGGAAAGAAACTCAGTACGGAAAACTCAGACCTGATCAAGGAAGCCGACAAGCGCTTCACGCTCAAGCACAACCTGATAGAACTGAACCGTTTCAAAAACGTATTCGGCATACGCGTCGCAATTTTCAAGGTCGAATCGACCGACCCGCTGTATTACGAAAAGCCGTTCAATATCGACGGGGTCGCAAAGGACTCGTACCAGGGCATTTCTCAGATCGATCCGTACTGGATGATGCCGGTAATGACGACGAAGGGGACAAGCGACCCGGCGTCGATCGGTTTCTACGACCCGGAATACTGGGTGATCAGCGGCAAGAAATATCACAAGTCTCACCTTGTCATTGCGCGCGGCCCCCAACCCGCCGACATCCTGAAACCGACATACATTTTCGGCGGGGTTCCGCTTACTCAGCGCATCTACGAACGCATCTACGCGGCCGAACGCACCGCCAACGAATCGCCGCTGCTCGCGATGAGCAAGCGCACGAGCGCGATTCACGTCGACATGCAGCGCGCGCTCGCCAACCAGGCGGAATTCGAACAGCGCCTCGCACTCTGGATTCGCTACCGCGACAATCACGGCGTCAAGGTGTTGGGTAAAGAAGAATCGATGGAGCAGTTCGACACTAATCTGTCGGATTTTGACTCGATCATCATGAATCAGTATCAGCTTGTTTCGGCGATCGCGCGTACGCCGTCGACAAAGCTGCTGGGGACGTCTCCGAAGGGGTTCAACGCGACGGGCGAATTCGAAATGCGCTCGTATCATGAAGAGCTCGAATCGGTTCAGGAGCACGTCTTTATGCCGTTGCTCGAACGGCACTATGACATCTTGGCACGTTCGCTAGACTTGGGCACGAACCTCGAAGCCGTTTGTAACGCGGTCGACAGCATGACCGCCAAGGAACGCGCCGAACTCAATTACATGAAGGCGCAAACCGCAGCTATCCAGGTGAACGACATCGGTGCCGTGTCGCCTGCCGAATACCGCAACACGTTGCGCGAGGACGAGCATAGCGGATATAACGAACTCACCGACGAAGATGCCAACGAGACGCCGGGCCTGTCGCCGGAAAACATTGCAGCCTTCCAGAAGGCAGGCGCGGCACAGGAGAAGGGTCAGGCAGCAGAAACAACCGCCGGGACGCCTGTGAGCCCGAATAGCGGTGCTGAAGGTACCCAGGGTGAAGAGGACGACCTTCCAGTTGGTGCGACCGGTACGCAACCGGCGACCATGGCGACGCTTATGCCCATCCTGCTGCAGCAAATGGTTCAGGGTGGCGCGGGCAAGCCAAAGGTCGACCCGCTGCAGGCAATGACACTCATGTTGCTGTATCAGCTTTCGAACAAGATCGGTGGAGACGATTCGCCCGCGATCCAGGGGACGAAACCGGGCATCCAGCGCACCGTACGACCGACCGTTCGTCGCGGCGAAGACTCTGCCGTCGTTGGCAAGATGAAGGCCGATAGACTGCCCAAAATACGCATCGCCGGGCTCAATCTGGTGATCGAGAATCCGCGCGGTACGTTCCGCGAGGGGATCGACCTGAACGGCGAGGAATGGTCGGTCGAAATGCCGCACCATTACGGGTACATCAAAGGCTATGACGGCGCGGACGGTGATGAAGTCGACTGCTTCGTCGGACCTAACATGCGCGCGAGGGACGTCTACGTGATTACCCAAAACAACGAAGACGGCGAGTTCGACGAATACAAGTGCATGTTGGGCTTTGACGACGAGCAGGCCGCTATCGGCGGGTATAACGATTCGTTCACGGACGGATGGGACGGCTTTGGCGCGTGCCAGCGCATGTCGATCGACGACTTTAAAAACTGGCTTGACGCGGGCAACGCATGCCGTCAAGCCCAAATTTATCAAACTGCACAGGAAGGCTAAGACATGGCAACGACAATGGACATTCAGGGTTTGGCCGCTGCACTGAAGGCGGCGCCCCTTACTGCTGCAGAAATTCTCGCGCTCGCGCCGACGGCGTACCTGTGCCAGAACCCGGCCATTGCAATCCAGCAGTTGCGCTCAGTCGGCTATACGGTAGCGACCACGACCGGAGCGGCTGGCCTTCCGTCGTTCCAGATCACGGCGTAATGACCTTTACCGCGTCCAGAAAGCGCCAGAAGCGCGCCCCGAAGCCTGTTGGCGAGGGGAAGACTCTTATTCCCAATACAGCCGTCGAGGCGTGGTATAGGGCGCAACTGCGCGCGCTTTGTTCGGCGATGGTCGACGACTATCGCAAGGAACTGAAAGAGGCGATCGACCATCCTGAAGCCGAACGCTTCTTCGCGCAGGACGCGGCGACCGACGAGCTTTTCAAGCGCATTCTGAATCGTCTTCGCAAAAAGTGGAATGACGTTTTCAAGGGTGCTGCTGCAAAACTTTCCGATGATTTCGTTGACAAAGTCGACCAGACGTCCAAGACTTCGTCATGGTTCAGTATGTCGGCGATGGGGATCGAAGAGCCGCGAGTTCGTTACACGGATTCGGTTCGTCAGACGATCGACGCCAGCAAGGATTTCAATTTCACGCTGATTACGAATATCAGCGAAGAAGTACACGAGAAAGTTTACAGCGCTGTAATGCTGTCGCTTACGAGCCCTGACCCGGAACAACAGGGTGTGAGCGGGATCACCAACGCGCTTCGCGAGATAGGGAAGTTCAGCGAAAAGCGGATCGAGCTAATCGCCCGCGACCAGAACGCCAAGCTGTATTCGAGTCTGAATATCAAGCGTCTGGACGACAACGGCGTCGAGTACTTCCGATGGATGCATAGTAGCGCCGGGAGGGTGCCAAGGCAGACTCACCTTGACCGGGACGGGGAAGTGTACAAGATCGACGATCCGCGCCTTTGGGAAGGCCCAAAGGCCGATCAGGGACCGCCGGGATGGGCGATTAACTGCCGATGCCGAATGCGCCCGCTGATCGGGTACCGCGAAGGCGACATAGACGACGATTGAATTTCATCCACTAACCTTTCATATACCATACGCCATGAAGACAACCGAAAGCAACGCAATAGCCGCTCCGATCGATTCTGGTCGCTGGTCCTTCAAGCATAGCCTGGCGAACGTCGTCGAGTTCGTCGAGAGGCTTCCCGTGCTCAAGCCGCGCCTTGTCATGCTTGACCTGGCGATTCTGGCGCTCTTCCTCATACGTTAGCCGTGCAAGTTGGAAAGTTAAGTTGGGTGGAGATTATTTTCACCCTCTAAACCATATAGGTATGTAGTGTGTATATATAAATATATATATTAATAATTATTATAATAATACAACTATCATCCTGAGACCTTTTGCTGGCGCGGCTTTCGGAAAGTTGTGCCGGTCTTATCCTCGCGGCAACTCCCGACCCATACCCAATCATTCGCATCTCGATCCGGCTCTAACAAATTCGGCGTAAACGTTCAAGTACTTTCGACGATAATCGCACGAAAGTTCAACAGCAAACCTTATTTAAGCCACGAATGCCAGCCAGCGCCCGCCTTCAGGACCAAAACGGCTATCTCTTTGTCAAGGGATGCCCAATTGCGTCGAGCGGCGTTTTTCAGTACAGCGCGGCTCAAGTCGGATTGCCCGGCGACCCCAACCGGATTGTCAACGTTTATCGACCGCCGGAATCTGTCTCCGACGCCGAATACCTCGCCTCGCTGCAACTCATTCCGCTGATCAACGATCACGAAATGTTGAGCGGCTTCCAGGGCGACACGAGCGCAACGGCGCCGGAAGAAAAGGGCATTGATGGTGTGCTGTTCGACGTGCTGTACGCACAGCCATGGGTCAAGGGAAGTATCAAGATTTTCAGTCGGTCTATGCAGGCCGACCTGTCGAGCGGAAAGAAAGACCTGTCGCTTGGCTATACCTGCGATTTCGAAGTTCGGACGGTTGTCGTCGATGGTGTTGAATGCGAAGTCATTCAAACGAACATGCGCGGCAATCACATCGCGCTCGTGGAAGTTGGGCGCGTGCCCGGCGCGCGTGTTCTCGACGGGAAGCGGCTGTGTTTTGACTCGCTGTCGTTTTCCATCTCAACCAACATTGACCAGAGAGGTTATGCAATGGCGAAGCCTACCGTACCGCGCCGTTCGTTCGATGCGAATGCAGCAGCACAGGTTCAAGCCCTCATGAAGCAGTTGCTTCCGGCCTTCGAACAATTCATGGGCGAAGAAGCTGCAGAACCGGCACACAACGGAGTCGCTCCGGCCGCTGCCCCCGCTCCCGCCGGTACCGATCCGGCTGCGGTCGCGACGGACCCGTCCGCTGGTGCCGCTGCTGGTGAAGCCGCGAGCGCCGCAACGGCTCCTGCCGCGCCTGTCGCTGGCGGTGAAACGGGAACGGGCGAAGTCGCTGGCGGTGAAACGGGAACGGGCGAAGTCGCTGCGGAAGGTGCAACTGCTGGTGGCGCTGGTGCTCCTGCCGCGCCTGCTTCAGCCGCTACTGGCGGCGCCGTCGAGCAGGGCGAAGGCGAAACGGATACCGGCGGCGCCGACCCGAAGGCGATCGTCGCTCAAATGATCGAGCTTTTCAAACAGCTAGGCGCCGCATTGGGCGGTAGCGAAGAAGCCGCGCCAGCACAACCGGCCGCAGCACCAGCAACGCCCGCCACCCCGAAAAAGGAAGGCGACGAAATGGGCGCCGAAGCGTCGAGCGGCGAGACCGGGGAACCCAATGGAGAATCAACCGAAGACGCCGTCGAGGGACTTACCGCTGAGGTCCGTGAGGGAACGGATGAAGGCGAACCGGGCGCGGCGAGCGGCGAAGGTGGACAAGGCTCTGCGTCGCCTGGCCCTTCGGCAGGAAAGCACACGGGTGCTGATGCTGCGCTGCGTAATTTCTATGCTGACGCTACTCGCAAGACTCGCTTCGTGGACGGCGTGTCTAAACTGGTTGGCACATTCGACGGCGCCCTTGATATTGCATCTTGCACATCTACTGACGTCGCTGTTTACGGGGTAAAAGCCCTGAAAATCAAGTGCCCGAAAGGTCACGAATCCACGGCCCTCGACGCGTTCCTTACCGCGCACGAGAACCTGCGAAACGGCGTTGTCGTTCAACAAAATCCTGTTCCAACCCAAGCCGCTGATGGTGCCGATGGTGATTCGGTCGTCTCGGCATACCTCAAAAAGGTGAGCTAATGAGCAACGGTCAACTTCAGACTTCTGTCAAGCGCGCGTACACAACTGGTTTCCAAGGCCAGATCGTACGCCACGGCCCAACGCGCGGCAAGGTAGCGCGCATTACGTCGGCTTCGATCGGGAGTGACCCGGCGCTTTCCACAAACCGGATGTCGCGCGTGTTCGGCTATTCGGCCGACGGCAGCGTTCCCGGCGGTACCACGCTCGCGGCAGATAGCGATCTCGTCGTGGTCGGCGGTGTCGACTTCTACGGCATCCTGGGCCACCCCGAACGCTATGCATCGTACGGTCAGATTGGTAGCGCGCTGGCGCCGACGATCGACCTTCCGCAAGGCACGGAAGGTGAAATGTTCGACATGTTCACCGGTATGGTGTGCGAGATTTTCAACGGTACGGCTGGCGCTGTCACGATGAACTACGGCGACACGCTCGCCTACGTTCCGGTCGGCGTACCGGGTGGCGACAACACGATGGTGATTCCGTTGGGCGGTCTGGTGTACGTTCCGAAGGGCTCGGCAGTACCGACCGGTATGTTGGCTGTGCCGGGCAACCCGATCATCGTTACGAACACGCCGCTTGGCGCATCCGCCGTCGGCGCTCCCGTATCGGCCCTGGCAATCGTTCAACTGTAATTGACCGCACAGGCGCGCTAAAACAGGCGCCTGACATCAACGAGACTACTTTAGGAGTTCTCACAAATGCTGAAGCCTTCCGTAATTCGCTCGTCGATCAGCGGTCGCAAGATTGTGCCGTTGACGATGGATGCGAAACAAATCACATCCAAAGCGGTGCAAGAGATTGCACGCGAATTTGGCATCGTGTTCGATCACGCAACCGTACTGCGACAGGTCCACTTGCTGTACGAAGGTGGCGCGGGCTCAGGCGCGGCGATGGATGCCGCCTTCGTTGCGCCCGCAACAGCAGCGAGCGTTCCGACGCCGGTCCAGTTCCTGCAAACCTGGTTGCCGGGTTTCATCAAGGTCATGACATCGGCTCGCAAGATCGATGACCTGATCGGCGTGAAGACCGTCGGTAGCTGGGAAGATCAGGAAATCGTGCAGGGCATCGTCGAACCGGCCGCGACCGCGACCGAATACGGCGACTTCACGAACATTCCGCTCGCACTCTGGAATACGAACTTCATCAAACGGACGATCGTTCGCGGTGAAATCGGCATCCAGGTCGGTCTGCTCGAAGAAGGTCGTTCGGCCGCGATGCGTCTGTCGAGCGCGGAAACGAAGCGTCAAGGTTCGGCTGTCGGCCTGGAAATCTTCCGAAATGCAGTCGGTTTCTACGGCTGGAATAGCGGCAACAACCAGACGTACGGTTTCCTGAACGATCCGAACTTGCCAGCCTATATCTCGTCGTCCGTTACCGGCGGTTGGGGTTCGGCAAACGGCACTTTCCAGGCGATCACGGGCGACATCCGTATGGCCGTGGTGCAACTGCGTACGCAATCGCAAGATCAGATCAACCCGGAAAAGGTCGATATGACGTTGGCTCTGCCGACGGACAAAGTCGATTACCTGACCGTGACGACCGACTTCGGCGTGAGCGTGCGCGACTGGCTCGACCAGACGTACAAAAAGATTCGCGTTGAATCGGCGCCGGAACTGGGCGCGGCCGACGGTAGCGACGACGTTTTCTATCTGTTCGCAGAAGAAATCTCGTCTGAAATCGACGGCTCGACGGACGGCGGCGAGACCTTCGCCCAACTGGTTCAGACCAAGTTCGTTACGCTTGGTGTCGAAAAGCGTGCCAAGTCGTACATCGAAGATTATTCGAACGGTACGGCCGGTACACTCTGCAAGCGCCCATGGGCAGTCGTCCGCGTCGCTGGCATCTAAGCTTGTCGACCGGCGGCGACGTCGGTCTATGTCGAGCGCGAGGTTTAAAACCTCGCGCTTTTCTACCGATCCGGTAAGCCTTCGAGCACCATACCCGGACTTGATAAAGAGGTTTCAAAATGTCCAACGTTTACATCTTGTCGACCATGACGAATTCCATGTCGTATCGTGTGTATCGCACGATCGGTCTGGAAAACCCTGAAAAGGGACCGCGTATCGTCGCGCCGATTAACGAAGAAACCATCACCATTCGCGGCGGCGCCAATCGGCCTAGCCAGCGTCTTGGTTTCGGCGAACAGACTCAGGATTTAAACGGAAACGTTTTGTGGACCGCGCGCGGCGTTGTGACGTCCATCACGGAAGATCAGTACGAGAGTCTGAAGGGTCATTGGCTGTTCCAAAAGCACCTTAAAAATGGTCGCATGGAAGTCGTCAATCGAGACATTTCGAGCAATCACAAAGCGATCGCCCGCGTCGTCGAAGACAACATGAAGCCGTCCGACAACCAGGCGCAACTGACCAAGGATTCGGTCGCACAACGAATCAAGGTCAAAACCCCGATGAAGGAAATCGCCCAGGAATGGGGAGCGTAAGCCGTGCCCGCGTACAACGACACGAATTTTCGAGCGCTATTCACCGTTTTTGGGAATGCTGCAACATATCCTGAAGCCACAATCTTGACGTACTGGGGAGTGGCTTCAGACTATATCAGCACGTACGATTCTTCGTTCAACATCCTGAACGGCAACTCTTTGCAGTTGGCGCTCGACCTGTTGTGCGCGCACATCCTTACCCTTTTCACCGCCGATCAGAACAACGTCGATGAGGGAGAAGACCCGGGCGAACCGGGATCGATCGAGACATCGGCTTCTGTCGGTTCGGTCTCTGTTGGAAGTCTCCCTCCGCCGATCGACGATGACCCATGGCGCTACTGGCTGAATCAGACGCGGTACGGTCAACAGTTGCTCGCACTGCTGGCGGTCAAGGCCGTCGGCGGTCTATATATCGGCGGTAATCCGACGCCAGAACGCAGCGGCTTTCGCAAGGCTGGGGGTACTTTCTGGTGAGCAATCCGGGCTCGAACCTTCTCAAGCGCGCGCGCAAGCTGATCAAGTTCGGATCGGTACAGTATTACGCCACGACCGGCCGTACGATGAATACGGCGCGTCAGTGGATCGCTTCGTTTGGCGAGGCAGCAACCCTTTCTGCAAGCGTCCAGGCAGTACCGCGAGCGAACTACCAGAAGGAGGGGCTTGATTTCAACAAATTCTACGTACGCGTATGGGCGTCTCTCGCAATGGTCGCGCTCGATCGCGACACGAGCGGCGACCGTTTCATCTATAACGGAGACCTGTACGCCTTCGCGGATGGCGAGAACTGGTTTCAACAGGATGGATGGTCGACCGTTCTCGCATGCCGCATAAAGAACGGCGCAACCGGCCCAGTACTGTGACGACGCTCTACACCGACAATACACTGTTCGCCCTGGTCGCCGATACGCTCGACGCGGCGTCCGCTCTCGCCGGTTGGAACTATCTCACCGTGCAACGCGATCAGCCGTCGCCGCAGGGTGCCGTTACCGCAGGGACGATCTACCTTGAGCGTCAGTTTGACGATCGGTACGGCTGGCCCGCTGTTCAGAGCACGTATAACCCGCCGACGCCGGATACGCCGCCCAATCCGCAGGGTACTTACACGAAGACGGAAAAGCAGTGGATCGAAGCGCATTTTCAGGTTTCGGCCATGGTAATCCAGAACCCTTCAGACCTGACATTGCCGACCGCGCTCGACGTCGTGCGTTATTGCGCTCAGTACCTGAACATGCGCACGATCGTCAAGCAACTGACGCGCACGAGTAACGTATCGGTACTGAAGGTCGGTACCGTCCGCAATCCGTGGGATAAAGACGATCGCGACATTTACGAAGCGACGCCTTCATTCGACCTGATCGTTCAGTATCAGGCGCAACTGGCAGTGACGATACCCGCAACAAACATTGTTCAGGGTGCCGTCGTCGAGGGTATCAAGGGAGCGGGCACTTTCCCTGTATAGCCATGGCAAAAACACGACTCGTCGACCGTCATATAGCCGCGCTTCAGGCGCTTGGAAAGCAGAACGAAATAGAAGCTGGCTGGTTCGAATCGGCCCGCTATAAAGCCGGTAAGGTGAGCGGTAAAACGGTAAAGGATAGGCAGGGAAAAAAGGTTAAAACGAAAGATCGCGAAATAGACCCGAAAAAAGTCGGCATGTCTATCGCATGGATCATGCGTATACAGAATTTCGGCGCAACGATCAAGCGTAAGGATGGGAAAATAATCAGAATTCCGCCCCGTCCGTTTATGCAATTGGCGTACTCGCGATTTCTTCAAAGACGAAAGAAAATTCAGGCGCGCATGGCCGAAGATTTGCTGAAAGGCAAGCTTGCTCCCGAAAAGGTTCTAGGCCAAATCGCGCTCGAACTCGAAGGCTGTATCGTCGACGCTATTCGAGACGGTGACTGGGCTCCCAACGCGAAATCGACGATTGAACAGAAGGGCTTCGACAAACCGCTGATCGACACTTCTCAAGCCTGGCAAGGCGTAGCAAGCTCAGTCAACGGCAAACAGAAGCCGAAACAGTAACCAATCACCCAAGTGGAGTCACATTCATGATTTCGATGAGCAGGTATATCAGCATCATTTCCGGCGTAGGCGCGGGCGCGGCGGTCGCGCAGCGCCAGCTAATCCTGCGACTCGTTACGCAGAACTCAGTGCTTCCGCCGGGCCTTGTCGCCCAGTTCTCGAACGCGCTATCTGTCGGCGCATACTTCGGTACGCAGTCCGAAGAGTACCTGCGTGCGCAAGCGTACTTCTCGTTCGTCAACAAGAAGATCAATAGCCCGTCCCTGATCAGCTTCGTGCGCTGGGTCTCGACCGCTATCGCCCCGATGATCGTCGGCGACACGATCGCCAAGGTACTCGCTTCGTTCGTGAGCGTTACAACCGGCACGTTGACGTTGAATGACGGCGCGACAGCGATCCCGATCTCGGCTATATCGTTCGCTGGCTGCTCGACCTTGACGGCGGTCGCGGCTGCACTGCAAACGGCTCTTCGCCTAAACGTCGATACGCAGTTGACGAACTGCACGGTGACCTATAACACCAACACGAACCAGTTCGTCCTGACCGGATCGAATTCGGGTGCCGGGACGTTGTCGGCAACCCCGACGGGACTGTCGACCGATATCTCCGCGCTATTGGGATGGACGACCGGCGGCACAATCCTTGTACCGGGTCAAGCTGCGGCAACGCCTGACGTCGCGATTTCCAGTTCGGCCGCAATCTCGAACAACTTCGGTTCGTTCGCATACTGCACGCCGTCGACCCCGCTCACGAACACGCAGATCGAAGCGATTTCGGCGTGGACCGATTCGCAGAACAACCAGTACATGTATTTGCTCGCGACGCCGCTGGCGAACCTGCAAACGCTGTTTGCGCTGATCGGCGGCTTTAGCGGCGTCGGAATCAACATCCTGTCGACGACCCAGGCCAATGACTATATCGAGCAGTCGCCGGGCGAAATCCTCGCGGCGACAAACTATAGTCAGGCGGCTGCGTCGCAGAATTACATGTACTACCAGTTCGCCAACCGGAACATTACAGTGTCCGACGACAACACGGCGAACCTGGTCGATGCATCGCGAGGAAACTATATCGGCGTGACGCAGTCGGCCGGTCAACAACTGGCGTTTTATCAGCGCGGCGTTCTCTGCGGCGGATCGCAAGCCGCTACCGATATGAACACCTTCGCGAATGAAATGTGGCTGAAGTCGTCTTTCAGCGCGCAATTCATGAGCCTGTTCCTGAACGTGCCTGAAGTACCGGCCGACGACAGCGGCGCCGCGATGCTGCTAGGCGTCATGACGCCGACGATCCAGACGGCGAAGACCAACGGTGTAATTTCCGTCGGCAAGCCGTTGAGCGCCGTACAGCAACAGTTGATTTCGTCGATCACTGGCGACACGACGGCATGGCGTCAGGTTCAGACGCTGGGATACTGGCTGTCGATCACGTTCACGTCGCAAGAGAACCCGAACAGCGAGCTTACGGAATGGGTTGCAAATTACCAGTTCGTGTACTCGAAGTCGGACGCTATCCGGTCGGTTGTCGGCTCCGATGTGATGATCTAACGCTGTCGAAGAAGGGGTTTTCGGCGCTAGTCGAACCCCTTCGACCGGTACAATCCGAATCACACAGGAGTTTATGCAATGGCTCAAGACATTAGCGTATTTGGCCTAGAAGCCAACGTCGTCGCCTCGACAACCTTCCCGAACGGTATCAACATCACGGCATTCGCCAACGACGGCGACCCGCTCGATTCGCCCGACCTGGAAATCGCTGATATGGCGATCGGCCCGAACGGCGATACCGTGACATGGTCCCGGCCGCAACTGGTCGAAATCACCACGACCATCATTCCGCAGTCCAACGACGACGTGAACCTGACCGTTCTCGAAGATGCCAACCGCGTTGCGAAGGGCAAGACGAGCGCGCAGGACGAAATTACTATCGTCTGGACGTATCCGAACGGCATGGTCGTGACGTGCTCGGACGGCAAGATGGTGACCGGTCCGGTTGTCCAGTCGGGTACCGCAGAGGGCAAGGCGAAGAGCAAGCGTTTTTCGTTCAAGTTCGGCCAGGTGACGCGCCAGAACCCGCCGGGAACGACGGCGTAATGCATGCTCGCGATTCCGCTCGAACAGGTACCTAACCAGCAAATCTCGTTCAACGCAGACGGGGTTTTGTGGACGATTCACGTCTATCAGGCCGTGAATCATATGTGTGCGGACGTGAGCCGTTCTGTTCTATCAACCGACCCCGCCGGTTCGGCAAGTCCTTTTCCGCTTATAAACGGAATTCGCTGTTTCGGCGGTATCGGTCTGCTTCCTTACCCTTACATGTATCAGCCGAATTTCGGCAACTTCATGTTCGACAGCGACGCAGACTGGACCGAGTTTAGTGCGTCGTGCAATCTGTACTACCTCGAACAGGATGAAATAGCGGAGTTCACGGATGCGCTTCAAGCTGGGGTGATTTGATGGCAACCATGACCATCGCATGCAACGAAAACAATGATATGTATCTGGTTGACGGCCGCAACCTTGGCTTTCTGACCGGAGCGCCCGCGTGCGCACAAAACATCCTGCAAAAAACGTTGATGGTACTCGGCGAAAACCAGTACAACACGGCGGATGGAGTCGACTATTTTGGAACGGTATTTACGCCCCAGCCGGATTACGACCTGGCGCGCGAGTCGCTCGAAAATAACATTCTCGAAGCCCCGGACGTCACGGGGATTTCGTCGTTGACGATCACACCGACGACGGCGATCAATCCGAACAGCGGCCTGAGTGAGGCCCAGTTTACGTACGAAGCGGACGTGACGACGATCTATGACCAGATCACCGTATCGAACACTTCGACATCAAATCAAGCATCCGTATAGGTGAAATGATGACCGCACAATCTGTATCGCACGGCGTGATCAACATCGACGTCAAGAATTTCAAGGCGTCGAAGCCTTCGTCAGTGCTTCAGGCAGAAGCCCCTCTCACGGCGCATCCGATTTCGACCGGTCCGACGCCGGAATCTGTTGTTGTCCATAAAACGTCCGCGCAGATCGCTGAAGAAGCGGTCGCACTTCAGGCTGCAGCCGAACAACTTCAAAAGGACGCCGCCAACGTTGCACCGGCCGCGTAATAGCGCATGATCGATATCAGCGGTTTCGGGACCGGCATAACGATTATTGCAACGACGTCGTTTCCGGTCGGCTTCACCCTGTCGTCTTTCGCGGATGATGAAGACGCGCTGAATGTCGAGAACACAGAAGTTTCGGGGTACGAAAAGCTTTACGACGGATCGATTTTCACGTTCGATAAGACGTCTCCACTGCTTCTTTCTGTAGGCGTCATACCGAACAGCAGCGACGACTCTAACCTGAAAGTCCTGATGCAAATGCGCAAGTCGAGCCCGCAATTGTTGCCGATCGTGGACACGACATCGTGCGTCATTTGCTACGCGGATGGCGGCAAGGTCGCGATGTCGAACGGTACCATTCTTTCCGGCGCTCTGGCCGACTCCCTGACCGCGCAAGGGCGCAAGAAGGGGAATGTCTATCACTTCGTGTTCGGGACGTTCGCGGGGGCTCAGAGCGCGTCTGAACTCGTCCAGAGCGTCGCACAAAACATCGGACCTCTGCTGTAAAGCGCCATGGCGAACACGATCCTTTCGAGCGCACTTTCGGCGCCTTCCCTGACCGTCACCAGCGATGCGACAGCGATCAACATCGCACAGGCGTGCGGCGTGTCAAAGGTCGTGATAAAGCTGCGCTCGAAGATTTTTCGCCACAAGCGGGAAGACGGAACAACGGTTGTCGATGCGCGCGTTGTCGAGCCGATGGTGACGGAAATCGACGTGTTCGCGCCGACGCTCGACAGTCTCGCCATGCTTAACTCTGCCCTGCTCGATCGCACGAGCACGTACACAATCAAGTCGCGCGGCCTGGTGCTTCGCAACATGATGATGAACGAAGCCGCGATCAAGCAAACTGCCGATATGTTGTCGGCGAGCCCGGTCAGACTGGCATTCAAGGAACTGTTGACGCAGAACAAAAGCAGCACGGGCCAGCAGACCGTTGCGCAACCCGCCGACTCGACACTGATTGACAAGGGTCTTCAGACGATTTCTTCGGCGGTGCAGTCTGTCGGGGGATTGGCGGCGTCCATTGCCGCGACGGCCGCTTCCGTGATCGTTCCGGTTGTTGGCGACGCACTGGTTGATGTCTCTGGCGGTTCGTTCGTTCTCGATTCGAGCGTGCTCGGATGAATACGATCAAAGGGGGCGCGTAATGCCCGGCTCAATCCTCTCAACCGTACTCGGTGCGCCTTCTTTTTCGGTTACCGACGATTCGACCGGTTCCGCTATCTGGACGGACCTTGGGATAGTCGACGTCGAGATTACTACGCCGTCTGACAACACTGATCAGCCGCTGTCTAACCAGCAGATTAATGATTCGACGGTCTATCAGTCGATCCTTTCGGCGGACATCGCGAGTGTAAAAATCATTTCGCCAGACCGCGTTCGAGTGACGGCGTTGTGCTCCGACTTGTCGACCGTAAAGAGTGTAATATCCTATTTCAGCAACCTGACAGCAACGATGTCGATCAATACCAAGTCGGTAATCACGCGGTCTATGGTGATGTCCGAATGCGATATAGAGCAGTCAGGCGAAATGATTTCCGCCGTGCGCATTGTGGTCGTTTTCGAACAGGCACAACCGGCCGAATCTACCGGTTACGCACCCGAACAACCGGCCGACGAATCGACGTATGGAATCAGCATCGCAAACCCGCCTTCTGTCGTTCCCCTCGCCACACTCACGAAAGCTATTTCGGCTGCGGTCGGTAGCATCACGCCTATTGTTTCCGGCGCGCTTATCGACGGACTTGGGAACCCCTTTACTCTGGATACGAGCAGACTATCATGAGCACGTCTAACTATACGCCTGGTCAGATTCTAACCGCAGCCGCGCTTAACGCTTCGTTCGACGCAAAGGTCGACGCGGCGGAAGCTGCAATCACAGGCGGTACGATCGCGGGCCTTACGTCCCTTCAGATTACCGGAACAGCCGATTCGACGTCACCAGTTACCGGCGCGCTCACGGTCGCGGGAGGCGTGGGGGTTGAACTCGACATGCAGGTCGGCGGAGACGTCACGGTCGAGGGTGAGGTGATCGCCAACGCCACGACCCAATCGACTAGTAATACGACAGGCGCAATCGTCGTGATTGGCGGCGTTGGTATTGGCGGAAACGTCAATATCGGCGGCTCCGTTGGCATCGCGGGCTCGTTGACCGTAACCGATCCGATCGAAGCTGCCAGTACCGAAGACTCGACCAGCACGACGACGGGCGCAATCATCGTTGAGGGTGGCCTTGGCGTCGCTCTGTCGGTTACGGTCGGCGATAACCTTACCGTCGGCGAGACCCTAAACGTGGCGGGTGCCGCGCAGATAACCGCGACGACTGATACGACCGGCCCGACAACGGGCGCCCTGATCGTTACGGGTGGCGTCGGTATCAGCAAGAATCTTCAGGTCGCCCAAAAGGTCACTACCCAAACCGCGTCGGTCGCTGCCGCTACCGCGTCCACTTCTCCGTCAACCGGCGCGCTCGTCGTTACGGGTGGCGTCGGCGTCGGCGGTGCAATCAATTCGACCGGTAATCTTTCGGTAGGAGGTACCGCGACGCTTGACGGCGCCGTTGATATCGTGTCTGCGACCGCGTCAACTTCCCCTACCACGGGCGCCCTGATCGTTGCGGGCGGCGTAGGCGTAGGCGGCGCGATCAATGCGTCTGGTCTCGTATCTTCCGACCATGTAGCGACAACGAACGCTGCGGTCGCCTCGACGTTTGCGGGTGCCGTAGACGTGACCAATGCTACGGCTTCCACGTCGCCGACGACAGGTGCCCTGATCGTCGCTGGCGGCGCTGGCGTAGCTGGCGCGTTGAATGTCGCTGGCGGTGCGACGATCGGAAGTGATACGACGATTTCTGGTTTGATCGGCGCCAAGGGACATTCCAACCTGCTCTACAACAGTACGGGTGAATTCGGAAATATCGGCTGGACCGGTACCACGTTCAGCGGTCAGAACGACGCTACGGGCGCGGGCGGTTCTATGTTTTCGAACATCCTAGCGCTCACGACTGCAGCAAGCGACGTCTCTCAGAACATCCCGGTTGGCGCAGCGGTCCCCCTGTCTCTTACTGGCGATATTCTAACCAGCGGTGTGACCAGCGGAACCATCGCATTGACGTTGACGGCCTTCAGTTCGGCAAATGCCAACCTTGGTACGGTGTGCTCAATCACACTCGCCAACGGAACCGCCTTCACGCGCGAGACCGCCACCGGCACGACACCGGCAAACACCGCGTACGTACAACTGACAAAGTCGATTAGCGGCGGGTCGGTTGCAGCTACTGCGTTGGGGGTTGGGTTTAAGCGTATTAAGATCGAAAACAGCGCGTTTGCGACGCTCTATTCGCAAGAGGCGTCGTTCGCCGCGACATCGTCCATGAGTACGGCGAATCCAACAATCGCGAGCGGCCCGCTTACTTTCTCGGACGGATCGCAGCAGATTAGCGCTGCATCGGGAAAGAACAAGATAATTAACGGCCAGTGCATGTTCGCGCAACGCGCCGCAGTAACGATTGCAGGAGCGCGCGTATATGGCGGACCCGATCGTTACTGCGGCGCGGTCAACGGCGCGGGCGGAAGCTACAGCCTTTCTTCTGGAACCCTAACTTTTAACGGTGTAACGTACAGTACCGCCCAAGCTTCGAGTGTAAGCGCAGCGTCTAGCTTTTCCGGGACTAATAACTGGATCGGAATCACGCAACAGATTGAAGGGTTCAACTGTTACGATATGGTTGGTCAGCCGATATCAGTCCAGTTCCTGTTCACGGCAAGCATTAGCGGTACTTATTCCGTTTCACTTTGCGACAGTACATCAAACTTCAGCATCGTAGGGACGTTCACTGCCGTAGCAAATACCCCGAAACTGGTAAATATAAACTGGCCCGCGATTCCGTCCGGGGCGACAATTCCGCGTTCAAGTGCAATGGGCCTTTGGTTGCGCATCGGCGGTATCAACAACGGAGGAATTGCAACTTCGACTCTTAATGTGTGGCAGTCTGGTGGGGCTTTCTTGTGCGCCACCGGGACTACACAATGGAGTCAGACCGTTGGCGCGACGATTGGGGTTACAAAAGTCCAACTTGAGGCTGGTTCTGTTTGCACGCCGTTCGAAGAAGAAGATGTCGGAATTACAGGATATCGATGTCTTCGCTATCACAACAGCATCGGATTCAACGGGATTGCCATAGCAGGATACAACCCTTCGGCGGGGAATGCCACGACGTCAGGCCTTCCTATTCCAGTTTCGATGCGCACGACGCCAGCCGTAACAGCTAACATTTCTAGTTCCAGTAACGTGACGTCGATTGGCTGCGGCGCGACAAGCAACAACATTACTCCGAACGCGAATACCCCCGCCGCCGGTCTGTTTTTGGCGTTGGCAAATATAGCGCTCGATGCCGAACTGTAAAGCTTGCCCGCAACTCGAAGGGGGTCGATAATGAGTGCTCTTTGTCGACCTTCCTTTGGGCTTCCGCATGAATTTTGAAATTACGCTTCCCGACGGAACAAAACGTGCCGTCGAAATCAGTCGCTTCCCGGCGCTCGACGGATGGGATATCCAGCAGCGTTTTGTCGAGTTCGCGGCGTCGCACGACAAGACATTCCGTCGCGCCTACACGCTCGAAGTGCTCGCCTATGCGGTCGTGATAAACAACGGCGCGCGCATCGAAATGAAGACGCCGCAACTGATCGACAACCATCTTGGGTCGTGGCAAAACGTCGAGAGCGTCTTCGAAGCAATCCTCGAACACAACGGCATCGACCCCAAGACGCACGCCGACCGGCCCGTGTTTTGGGAGAAGGCTGGCGCCGAAATGGCGACATCTTTCGCGGTCGAAATCACTCGCATTATGGGACCGGCTATCGGTCTCGCGGCGCAACAGGGTAACTAGGATTCAATAAATGGCCGACGATCTTGACAAGTTCGTACTTCAGTACACCGTCGAGCTAAAAGACAGTATTTCTCGTCTTGAGAAGCTACAGACGAAGATGGACGGTGTAGAAAAATCGGGGTCGAAGGCCGGTAAGGGGCTTAAAGAGTTCGCATCCGGCGCGGCGAAGGAACTCGATCAAATGGTTCCGGGATTGAACGCCGTCGCGACCGCCGTCAAGGGTCTAGGCGCCGAATTCGCCGTCGCAGCCGTCGCAGTTGGCGCACTCGCGATCGGCGTCAAGTCGGTAATGGACCTTCGCGAGCAATTTAACGCCCAGCGCGCGGCGGGAATGCAACTGGGTGTGTCGGGCTTGCGGATCGAGAACTACCAACGAGCCTTCGCCAATGGCTCGGGCGGCATGGTGAGCCGTGACGGTGCGCTAGAAGGCGTCAAGCGCCTGTCGCAAATGTCGAATGACGCGTTCGCCGATCCGTCGGGAATGAAGCGTTTCCAAATGAAGCAGTTCCTTGGCGTCGATCCGGGATCGTACGATAAGCCGACCGGTCTGAACGACGAAATGCGCCAGATTGCTTCGTCGCTTCAAGGCAAGTCGTCCGATCAGGTGAAGGGTATCGCGAAGTCGACCGGCTTCTCTCAGGACTGGCTTTTGACGCTTCAAAAGCTTGGACCGGCGATCGGCGACATCAACCAGCTTACGACGACAGAAATCACGCAACGCCAGCAGTCAGAAGATAGTCTCGCAAAATTTAACGACGAGCTTGGAAAGTTCAAGGAAACGATAAACGAACTCGAAATATCGCTCGGTGAGCACCTGTTACCCGCCGCAGAAAAGTTCGTTGGATGGATCACGAAGATCGTCGACGCAATGAACAAGGTAACGACGCCAAACGCGCCGACACCCGGGAAAATCGTCAACGGCCACTTTGTACCCAGTCAACCCGCATCGTCGACACCTGGCGCGACCGGCCCTGGTCACTTTGGACCGGGCCACTTCTGGATTCCCGACGCGCCGTCGCCTGCTCAAAAACAGGCTGAAACGAAGCAGGCCGAAGACAAGAAAAAAGAGCAGAAAAAAGCAAGCGATATCGTCGACAAGATGGACGAGTCGAACAAGGCCGGTATCCAGACGGCCAACCAGACGACGCTTGCAATGAACCTGTTCGCGGCGTCCGTAGCGTCGTTCTCACAGGCCGTGGACATTCACCAGGCGTGGGCGGCATGGGCGGGTAACATCGGGCAGGCGGGGGGCGTCAAGGGCGCCTCTGGCTCGTCTGGTCCGTCCAACATGTCGACGAGCGGCGGAGGTAACGGCGACTGGAAAAATAGCCAGTACAGCGCGCAAATTGCAGCGGGCGCAGCGGCGTACGGGCTCGATCCGCAAATGCTCTATGCGATCATGCAGACTGAATCGCACGGTCGAAACGGTCAGTATTCGTCGACCGGCGCGGGCGGTCTTATGCAGGTAACGAAGGGCAACTGGAAAGCCTATGGCGGCGGCTCCGACGTAATGGACCCGGGCGCGAACATCATGGTTGGCGCCCGCATCTACGCGGAAAGCCTGAAGCGTGCTGGCGGCGATGTGTCGAAGGGACTTGGCTATTACAACGGCAATTCCGACCCTAACTATCAAGCGAAAGTCGCCGGGCACTACGGCGGTTCGAGTTCGGGTATCGGCCAGAACCGCGACACACTCATGCTCACACAGGTACAGAACGCGATCGCGGGCGCGCTGGGCGTTCCCGTGCAGCAGTTGAAGCAAGGCGGTATCGGTAAAGGCGACGTCCAATACACCGTCGATAACCTCGAAGCGGGCTATCTGAATAGCGCGAACCAGGCGAACTCGCGCCTTCAGAATCCGATCGGCCTGTCGCAAATACAGATCGCCGATTTCAAGAATCAGCTTCTCGTCGCGCAGCGCGGGCTCGCGGCGATGGAAACGTACAAGAAGCAGATTATCGACGGATCGAACGGCTCGACATCACTCACCGCGCAGCGTGTCGGCGGGGTCATGGCAACGCCGCCAACGATGAATTTCTATATCAGCGGTGCGGGAATGGACGCAAAAACACTCGCGAAAGCGATCGACGACCGCATGCAGTACCATATGCAAAACGCTGTGAATAGCGTCACGAATCAGGAAAAGGGTTAATCATGCCGTTGGGAACCCGC